TTTAGAGTTACACCATTTTATTATTTCATGTGTCTACTCTAAGGGGATTATATCAACTTATCATAATAACCGCCCTTTCTATTTTATTTAATTTTTTTACTTGTTGTGCTATTTTTGAAATTTGTAATATCAGCCAAAACATTATAAACCGACTCTTTATAATCTTCCTTTTTTAATGTTTTAAAAGTAATACCAATATTAGCAAGTAGTTTTCTCGCTTCAGCTTTGGAGATAACCTCGTGCATATATTCTTCTATGATTAAAAATAATTGATAACAAGATGGGGTGTCCACATATCTCCTCCAACTATTTATTTTATCACATTTATTACACGCATAATATCCATTACCGCAAATAACACACTCATGATTGTTTTCCATATTAATCCTCTGGAATAACAAATCTCAGAAGCTGACCCTCGTCACTACAATAGTCCTTCAGAGAGTCAATAGTAAATGGGAAGTCGCCTGTTTTGTCAAGCGGTATCTGAGTCTCAGGAGAAAGCTGTGCAGATGCCATGACAATCCAACCATGATATTCAATATTCTTGTCACAAATATCTGTAAAGATTGATTCAAGCCAAAATTCACCTGATTTTGGCATATCATTCGTACTCTTTGTAATGTCAACTGCATTTTCAGACTCATATGTATAATATACCTGAATAGTCATTCCTTCCTTGATAGCAGTATCTGTCGGAAGTGTAATTTCTTTCTTAGCCGCATCAAGTGAAAATTCCTTTTCTGAATTTACCGCTGCATATTTGTAAGAAGCAACCTGTTCCTTCCTTTCATTGAGCAGATAAATGAATGATATTCCACCCACAGGAACTTTACTCAGAGTAATCTTTGTTATGTCGCTACCCACCTTAATCTTCTCTCTTTTAGGAATGAGAATTTTGTTAGTAGAACTTGCAACGTTCTTTTCTGTACCCCACTGAGCAGCAAGAAGTGACAGCGTAAGGAACGATGTATTACCTGTAATCTGAGCTGTATCAGCATCATAGTATTTTGCAATTACCGCACCTGTTGCATCTGTCTTATCCTGTGAAGTAGCATTGGTCTGAATGTTTACGTCTTTCAAATCTTCAAGAGTCCAAAACAGCACTCCGTCAGTAGGCGAAAACATCTGACCTGAAATAGCTTGTTTAAAAAGCAATTTGTCTGGATTAAACATATTATTTCCTCCTTTATTTTCTATTGTTCCGTTACCATGTACGGAAACAATTTAATTCTTCTTTATTCTTAATGTCCTTATAATAAATAGTACCGCTATACAAACCTGTGGTAAGCTTCTGTGCTTGATTTATGATTTGATTTCTTAAAAGACAATCATAAAAAACATTAATAGGTAACGACCAAACCGTGTCCCAGTTATATTTAAACCCTTCAATATTTGTTAATGTTGAAATATATGGCAACAAAATAGAACGAAATTCTTTTTCTTGATACTCACCCCTAGCTAATTGTCTTTCAAGCTTGTCTAATTCATATTGTAATCTCCATTTTCGGGTGTGTTCATTTCCGTCTTTAATATTGTTATCAGCGATATTAAGCATTTTCCTGAAATATTCAGTAAGCAGTTCATAATCTGCTTTACCTATTTGAATATTGTTATAAACATCAAATAAAATAATATCACCGCTATTCGTGTCAATATAGCGTTTCATCTTACCAAAATCAATATTACGGATTATAAATGAAACATCAGTTAACAAATGATTTTCGACAATATCACAAAACAAGTCAAAACTATCTACTGAGTTAAAATCAATACCCTTGCTCCAAAGATATAGCCTTCTATCATATGGAGTTGAAATTATGTCAGACACAATGACCCAAAACTGTTTTTCACCTAGTTTTGACTCGTCTGAAATCTCGTCCAAAGTTGGGTTGTGAATTTCAAACTTGCCTAACATAAATGTTTCTTTTTTATTACGATAAATCGAAAGCTCGTCCATAACTAATTACCCTCACATGGATTTATCGTAAGTTCTTCACCTTGAAATATTAAGGTACGCCTTTTATAAATAGGTGACAAATTATCTGGTACGTCCGAAATAAGTTGTATTCTATTGCCACTCCAACCATCTGAGTTATTAAATAACTGACCTAACAATTCAGACACATAATCCATTCTAGTTTTGGAAATACCGGCTTTGTTAAGTCTCATTTTATCTTGATGACAAATTATTTGGATTATCATTTGGGGATAACCCTTAAATGCTCCCCATATTACTTTCGGAACTGAAACTTCAATGTTAAGATACAATTCTACATCAGTTTGAGCGTAAGGTATATATAAAAAAGGGTATATATTAGAATACACAATATTTTCTAGTTCTTCCTCGTCCTTTTCAAACAAATCTAATATATTATCTTGTGATAATATCATAGAAATAGCTTTATTTTTCCACTCCGATATAACAGAATTTATTGGCATTTTACACACCTCCCACTATATTAACTAATAACTCAGACGAAACATCGTCAACTGTACAAACCAATTTAAAAGAGCTACCAATTAAAGCACAATTGTTTAAACACTTTATCTTTACCTTATTTTCATTCACTATCATGGTAATAAAATCTTGTTGTTTATCAAGTAATTTCAAAGACCAAGTGACACTCTTATCTGTTTTTGCAGTAAATGTTTTAACTGTACCACCACAACGAATTTCTGCATTACCACTGTAAGATATTTCAACAGGTTTGGTTGCATTATTGGGCTTAAAGTAATCACATAACATAAGGTCAATTCTATCTGTCTGCGGATTGTATTGACTCTCTGACAAGATAACGTGCATACATCTGCTATTTCCAAAAGAAAAGCTGACGGTATCAGGTCTAGTAATTCTGTAAGGTGTAGGCTCTTTGTTATTATAATCAATGAAAAAACGCTTATCGTGCGGAAAATATTTCGTTTCCTCGTCAAGCGAAATGTACATCATTAACTGATCGTAACCAATGGTAATTACTTTTGTCTCATTTGTGCCTGAGTTGTACTGTGAAGCATTTTGAATATTACACGGCTTATAGTGAACTATTCCGTTTTCGTCTTGCCACTTAATAACGTAATTACACAAATACAAAATTGATTTTTCGTACAGTTTGTTATTTGTAGGCTCGGTCAATATTAGCCAAATCTTATTGTCATATTTAATATACTTATAGTCAGATATTGTACTAATATAAGTCAATACCTGTCTTTGCCAAGCTTGTGTTGGCGTGTCAGGTATTTCATTCTGAATTATGCCCTTTGTAGCAAATTCATTTTCAAAATTCTCACCATTAAACACTCCACTGCACAGAATAATATCATCTTCAATAACGCTATCCTCTAAAACGTCATTAAATGACATTTCACTATCAAACAACAAATCTTGTTTTTCAGAGCCTTCCGTATAATATGGCTGCCGAATTAAGTACCATTCTTTACTCATTCAACCACCTCAATTATACGCAGTGTCTTTCAGTTGCTCATAAAGGTCAACTATTTTAAAGTTCACCCAATCAATCTCAACTTTAGCTTGTCTTTTGTCACCCTCTGAGTTGTTTATTGACAAGTCTTTAGAAACTATGTTGCTACGTTTGACAATTTTGCTATATTGTCTTTCACAATAAAATCTCTTTATTGTATAGCCCAATATATTAACAACTATCTGATTTAAAACAATATCGTTTCCGTCAATATCAGTAAATATTTTTTTCTCATTATTAAAGTAAAGCTGACTAATTTGAGTTGAAAACTCGCCACAAGCCATTTTAAACCACTGAAAAACAAGATCGTCACTTAACGCAACCCTTTCAAGAAATGTGGACTCAAAAACAGCGACCACATCTTCATAGGTAGTAGCCATTTTAACCACACCCTTTCTTAAAACTTATAGCCTGAAATATTTTCTATTTCGTTACGCTTATAAACTGCCACATTGTCAATTCCAACTTCTTTGGCAAGTGGAATAATCATTTTCTTATCACCTTCAGTAACTACAAGTCTTGAGAGTTCAGCCATAAAATCAGCCTTATTGCTAATGCCAAGTAGTGCCTTTACGCTGTCAATATCAAGAATAACAGGATCATTATTATCACTCTCGTCAAGTGAAAAAACGTATCTTCTTATATCCTCGTCAAGAATTTTCAGATAAGCGTTATTGCCAAAGCCGTCAGTACCACAGAACATTCCGTTACCTTCCTGTATCTGAGCCATAACCTCTCCAACATTAAGCTGTGCAAATTTCTTTGCATTTGGTGGAATAGTAATATCTCTTTGTGTTTCCACAGCCCTAAAACCCAATTCCCAATTACGAGTGTTTTCAAGAAACACTCTATCGGTAAGTTGAATTTCCCTTTTAGACTTTACTTCTGTAATATCGTTATTCATTGTGGCAGTAGTTGTATTTTTTCTTACATTTGCCAAATTTTTAATCTTCCTTTCAAATATAATAATAATGTGGCAAGAGTTTACACCCTCGCCACATCAATAATTATTATGTAATTAACCCTGCTTTGTAAGCAGACCAATTTCAAATTCTCTACCCCTTACAACGTCAGCACCAAGCTCCATATCGAAACGTGTCTTTACTGTACCTGTCTCAACATCATTGCCTGTCATAGTTGTAATACCACCACGTCTGAAGATATTTACTGGAGAATTTGCTCCCTGTGCAATAAACCACAGATCGTTTGGATTGTAGTATGTGTCAAAACCTGACTTGTCAGCAAGTGGCTTTGTGAAGTTATATGGGTTCTCAAGTTCAATAAGAGCTGAACCCTTATAGAAGCCATTCAGACCCGTTCTAGCAATCTCATCTACCTGTGTAGTATTGAAGAATGGGATTGGTGTAGAACCAACTGTCTTATAGCCGTTCCAATCACAGATACCAGAAATAAGTGAGAAGTCACCTGCAATACCAACCTTGCCAAGCTTTCTAACCTTATTTATCATACTGTCAACCTGTGTCTGAGTTGGAGCAGAGTCATACTCACCATAGAACTTTACATATTCAGTATTATTCTTCAGTGCAGACTTGATAACATCAAATACATAAGCAACACCCTTGTTGTTCATGTCGGTCTGTACCTGTGCCATTTCCTCTGCTACAGTACCGGCAAAATTACCAGAAGCAAGCTCACGATAATCAATAGCCATACCAGAAGATATTGTCTGAGTTACGATTGGGTACTCTACCCACTTTCTACCTGCAAAACTTACATCAGAACCAGAAGCCTGAAGCCTAGCATCAAGACCCTCATAAGAATAAGTCTTAACTCTTGGCTGCTCATCATAGCCAATCTCACGATAGTTACCAAGGAAATTAAATACCTTTGTTGCCTCGAGAAGCCTTGGCTGTATAATATACTTTACAATAGTATTAATCTCTGCAACTGCTCTGCTATCGCCTGCAAGTGCCTGTTCGCCAAGCTTTGAAATTCTTGAACGTACTGCGTCTACCTTCTGACCGTACTTTGATGTATCTTTGCCTGCAAAAAGAGCAGAACAAATCTCAACTACTTCGTTGAAAGCCTTTGCGTTCTTAACAGCAACCTCAGACTTATTCAGATTATTAAGTTCAAAAGAAGTATTAATCATTATTAAAACACCGTCCTTTATTTTACATTCATTAATTAAGCGTGTACAACGACTCTAAGTCCGTTACCGCCAAAACTTGTCTTTTCCACAACTTCAAGATACTCTGCATAACCAGAAACATCAGCACTCTTAGCCCACTTACCATCAGTACCAACTACAAGCTTGTCACCTACTGCGAGTGTATTGTAAGCTGTTGTTACAACTGCATCGTCCATATCAAAAAGATGTCCTGCAAGAGAAGCAAGAGTAAAAATGCGTGGAAACTCACCAACCTCAATTCTATAATCATTTGGTGTGAGTGTCTCAGGCTTATCAATTCTGTTCATTACAACTGCAAGACCAGCCTGCTTTGCTGTTGTTGCGGTTGGTAGAGCAACAGCCTTTGTTTTAAGATCATATGTAACAGCCATGCCGTTCTCAAGAACAACAGGTGTCTTGAGATAGCCAAAATTCTGTGCTACCTTGAAATCACCAATATTTGCAAATTTAATCATTTAAAATTCCTCCAATCGTATTTTTTATACAAACAGATTATCAATATCGAGTTTATCGTTCTTATCATCATCGTTGTCAGTATCTACGCAACCAAATATGTCAGCGGCAAAATTGTTCTGAGAATTAATCTCAACAGCCATTGCCTTTTCCTTCTTCTTTGTCTCAGCACCAATGCAAGCGTTGATTTCTGTAACAATATCGTTTACCTCGATACCACAACCCATAGGATCTGCGTTAAACTTGTCAAGCTTATCCTTAGCCATGTTCTTTTCATCGTCTGAAAAATCTCCAAGAGCTGAATTGAGTTCTGCAATCTTTGCAGACTTTTTAAGTTCATTCAATTCTGCTTTCATTGTTTCAACGAGTCCGTTAAGTTCATTAATCTTCTCGTCTTTCTGACAAGCATTTGTTTCGGCTGTTGCCTTTTCATCTGTAAGAGTTGCTATCTCGGCATCTTTTGTAAAAATAATCTCATTCATTTCAGCAATCTTACTCTCATAATCTGCATTTTTAGTATTGAGTTCAGTAATCTTATTCTCAACAGCAGAAATAATCTGATTAAGCGTCTTTTCGTCCACTTTCTCGTCCTCCTTTATCTTTTGATTTAGTTCTATCAGTATTGCACTATCGTCACTTGGCTCGACAGTTAAAATGCAATATCCACTATAGTCATAAACTTTTGGTACTCTACCTTTTTCGACAGGCTCTCCGTCATACACTATTTTGTTTTTGCCCTTACCAACAAATTCAACAGAACCATATATTGTATCACCATCATTAATTTTGTTTTCAAGCCATTCAACAAAATGTGGATAACGTTGCTGATTAATATAACCCTCGGCAATAAGAACTTTATGTTTTTCACCATTAATCTGAATATCTTCAATAGACCAACCATCAGCAGAACCTACTTGAACAGAATTTTCAAATAATGGCATATTGCCGTCTTGACCTGTCATTCCATGGTCGTATGGAATATCTTTTTCACTATCCAAAAATGTTGCACAAATAGGCATACCAATAATACTATCTGCGTTATCTCTAACATATTGCTCATTGTAACTAATACCATTTTTGTTATAGTGATTACGGTCTTGATGAATTTCGTGTAGTACCAACTTTACACGTCTGCGACCGTCCGACCTCTTTGCTTCGCTTATTTCACAATGAAACACTAACTTTCACCTCTTTTCTGACATAAAATAAACCAAGTCACTTAACGCAACTTAGGTTTTAGTTTGTTGTTGAAGGTTTTGGTTGAGCGTTTCCATTTAGATTTTCGCTCATTATGCTATTTTCGTTTGTCTTTTCAGCTACCTTACTTCTACCACCATTTGAGTGGTCTGCATCACTTGGATCGTTGTCTTTGCTACTCATGGTATAACTCGTCTTATGCGTTGGATATTTATTTTCCCAATCATTATCCAGTTCATAATCCATAAGTGACAAGTATACATCGCTATCCCAACCAGTGCTTGCAATCCAAGCTGTTAAAGACCCCTTACCTCTAGCATAAAGGTCGGTCATATATTTAACCTGTTTATCTCTATTTACAAAAGTAACAGGTAAAATAGCACACTCCATATAAAGCTTTTTATCCTTAATGATATTGGCGTTAATACATTTGTTCAATTCCGTAACAAACATATTTATCCAATCATATACGTTTCCTGCAACCAACTCCAAGTTAAGTGTTGCGACAGCATAATTTCCTGTACTATTGCCGTCAAGGACACTACTGGCAATACCCAAATCGGCAGGCACTTTTGACTTATTGGCATTTTCATTCTTTTCATCAAAAATAGAAGTATCAACTTTTATATCGTTTAATTTCGTGCCTGCGGCAAGTGAGAAAAATGACTTGCCATATTTGTTCTGCTTTGTAGTAATAGCTTCTTTAACTACCTTATGTTGGTTTATCTGCTGACTTTCCGTCAAAGTGCAACGTCCGTCTTTTGCTTCAGGAAATGTTTGGTAAATAATTTGATTGTTCAACTGATCTAATACATTCCGCTTTGTAGAAGTGAAATAATCTGCGTACAATACATCGTCCAACGCACAAATCATTAGTGGAACACCATAAGGATTAATAGCCTTACAGTTAATTTTTGTTACCATTGTATTATCATTATTTAAAACTTTCCATGACTTAATATTATTGTGAGTTGAATATTTACTATACGCTTCTCGAATTTCTCTTGGGAAAGCCTGTAGTTTTCTTCTTTTGTCGTCTTCTGCCATATCGTCAAAGTATCTTAAATCAAAAGCAACAATAGGTGAACCATTCTTTCTGCCAACTATACGGCAATAGTCAACAGGCAGATTAATAACGGCACATTTAACTCCCAGTTCATTGATCTCTACAATGTTTAAGGTATCAATATCATCAAGATACTTGTCAGCGAATACGGACTTTGTAATTTCAAAGTATTTAAAGTCCATTCCCTCAATCATATCGTTAAACAAATTATCTCGAATAACTTCCTTATATCTTATTGTGTCAAGAGTTTGTTGCATTAGCTGTCTTGCATTTTCAAATTTCTTCTTGCGTTTAGTCTTTGACTTTGAATAAACCACCTTATCCAAGGTGAACATGGTTTTAAGATAGTTGATAGAAGTCATAACAGAGCCATTTTCATAGTACGCCCACCGACAAATTTTGCGAATATTTTTTATATGTATTTGCGGATTATGAGCAAATTTCTTAATGTCCTCAAGATTAATAGGCAAATCTTCAATACAATCTTCCCAAAAAGATGTCATTTCGTAAAAAGCATTTGACTCATAAGAACGCTCTTGTGTATTTGACACGGAGTTAGTTTCTGAAACACTTTCTGTTTTATCTTGATTGTTTTCAATAACATTCTCAGTATTCTCTGCAATATTCTCAGGCATAGCTTCACCTCACTTTCATTTGTGTTTACATTAGTTGAATAAACAACAATAATCGTATTCATCGTTATCAGACAACAAGTCCTTTTCAAGCAAGCAGGCAAAATGATTTCCATAACTTACACTCGTATAACGGTCTTTACGGTTATTGCCTTGCTCTAAGATAACGATAGCACCCGTTTGTTCTTTTCTCGTATAAGTCAATTCAATACATTCCGTTACCAACTCTTGTGTCTGTAAATATGGGTTTTCGTAAAATATCTGGGTATCTGCACTTGTAGCATTATTATATTCTGGTATCTTTTCAATCAAAGACTCTTGTGCTTCTTGCAAGGGTATTAAAAAATCAATCATCTGGTTTTCAAGAACGCTTGCGAACTCCATGGCTATTTCACTATTTAGCCTTTCAGAAGCGTTTATAATAAACACAATAGGTCTTGCTCCCTCAATCTTAATACGATTGCTAGCACCCTCATCATTCATACAAGTCCATGGCTCATATTCAACATCTCGTTCTTCGTCATATAAAACTCTAGCTAATCTATCATATATCAAAATACCACCATTTCTAGCGTCAAGAACACAATAGTCGGCATCAAAATCGGCATAAAGCTGCTTAATCTTGATTGCTTGCATATCTCCCTCGCCACCTTGAATAGACTCCATACCACAGACTATTCGCCTATAACCACGTTTCATATTTTTCGAGTCCTCAACATTACCAACTTGATATGTGGTAGTTTCAGGTAAAAGCCGTATACAAGAAAAGATAGAATTATCGTTTTTCTTGTTAGTAACGAACGCCATATCACAAGCAACTATACGAATTTCTCCTTGTTGTTTTGGAATAGCATAAGGATTTCTTCTATGTGCCAATACGTCAATGTTCTTGCGAGGATAAAAAGGCTTTTTGCAACGCATATTAGCAGAAAACATTGAATAACTGAAAAAAGCCGAAGTATTTTCTTTAACTCTTTCATTGAGATATTCCAATCTCCAAGTTAAACTATCTTGTTTTTTCTTTTCATTCTGCATTTGTTTCATAGTACGAATATTATGCTTGAGTGTAATGGACTCGTCAAATGCCAACAAGCAAGTATCAATATCGCCAGCCTGATAACTTTTAAGCATATTACTCTCAGCCATATCTACAATATCCCACATCCAGTGTCCGTTATCAAGCCAACTTGAAGATATGTAAATATTAATTGGTTCTTCTTTTAATTCAGAAATATTTTCATAATAAGGATCAAGCAAATACTGTGTCTGCCTTATGGTCTGAAATGGTGATAATATACTATCGTCAATTTCCTTTTTGATTTGTCTATATTCTTCCCTTATGAGAGCAGAACTTCTGTTACCACGTCCACTTTCACCTGCCGTTACAACCGTTATCGTACTGCCATTTTTGAAATATACGATAACTTCATTTTGGTTATCTTTAATGCCCTTAATTTCTTCTCGCAATTTTGGCGACCACGCCATTAACTCGTTTCTGATTTTAGACGTGACAATCAGTTTGGCTTGTCCCTTTGTTGCGGAAGCAATAACAACTTTACTATTGGGATATAAGATACATCTACAGCAAGAATATAGTGCAATAATAAAAGACTTTGCAGCAGCTCTACAAGCAACAATAACTATAAAATTACATATTCCCATTAAATATAGAATAATGGCTTGATACCAATGTAATTTCAAGCCCAAATAATCAGTTGCAAACCTGTGCAAATTTCTTCTAAAAAATGTACACCACCTATATGTATGATCCACATTTGTCGGATTGCTTAGAAAATGAGTTGAAGGAAACTTAGTGTGCAACACAGCTTGTTTGTCATCAGCATACTTATTTCTCCTAGCCATTTTCACCATCGTCCTTCACGCAATAAGTTTTATCACGTTCATTAGTTCCCAAAACTAAATTTTTAATAGGTCTTAAAATAAACCTCTTTATATAGTCACCAAGTCCATCAAAATCTTTGTAAAGTTCTTTATCCTTATAATATTCTTCAGGAGTATATTGACTAATAGTTGCCAATGTGACACCTAAAGTTTCTTCCGCACTGTTATCTATCTCTTGTACTGTTTTTAAGCCTGCCTGTTTAAAAGTGTCACGATACAATTTTGTAAACTTTTCGTAATCATCATACCGTTTTTCCTTAATAGCTTTTTTCTGTAACAATTTTGTTGTACACAGGTCTTTTATAAAAATCTCTTGGTTGTTATCGGCATTTGGATTTTGTGACTTTAACATTTTATAATGTTCTTCCAAAATCGGATAATCCTCAGAACCAAATACACCAAGTCCCCAACGTTCAACCGCAACCTTTGTTGGAGAAGATTTACCCTCTGACTTTAATTGTTCCAAATCTTCCTCGTTATTAATAGCAATGCCATTGACTTCAGACAAATATGTATCATATGTTTTACCTGCATATTGTTGTAAATTACAATGTCTGATATAATTTCTGATACGGCTTTGGTTTAGATCTTTTTTCTTGCAACTATTAAGCAAGCTTTCCTGAATATAGATATCGTAATGTAAACATATGCGCTTAATAGCTTCATTTGGATCGCCCAATAATAACGTATATTGTTCTACAAGGTTATCTAAACAATGATTACAAGTTGGCAAGAAATTATTATTGCCATTGTATAAAGGTGATTGGCTATATGCAAAATTGTTCTTTTGTGTGGCATATCTTTTGCCACAGGTCACACATTGATAAGGCTTTTTTATTAACATTTCTTGTTCTTCGTCACAAGAAATGGTTTTTATTACTTTTGGTTGTTCAATATATTTAGTGGTTTTAATACCAGATTTATTTTGTGTTGATACACTACCTTTTTTCCTTGGCATAACCAAACCACCTCCTTTTTATTTGTTTAATTTTCAAGCCAATATAAAAGCACTCCAATTTTCAATCAGAGTGCTTAATTTGGTATCTATTTAATTACTATTCTTTAATAACCTTGTTCTCAAATTTCTTGTAGGCATCAAGATACCACTCTTTTTTATCGCCATTGTATGTTAATTCATAATACATACCGTCAAAAGAGTGCTTGAAAGTAAGTATTTCCAATTCTGCAATGCCTTGCACTTCCATACTGTGTAAACTTCAAAATCAGGCTTTATATCTGATTTGTCAAGATGTTCTCCAATATAATCTTTTACAATTTCTATTGCTTTTTCGTCCATAATTATTTCCCTCTCTATATTTGTGTAATAAAAGCACCCTTTTATAGCCCTATGAGTGCTTAATCGCTCAAAAATCAAATTTATCCTTATTCTGACTAATTTTCTTTTTATCAACCCTAATATAAAATTTTCTTGTCACGTCAGTTCCACTATGGTTGAGCAATGCCGAAACATCTTCTAGTGACATACCTGCGTTTTTATATAGCGTAGCTCCAGAATGACGAAAATCATGAGCGTGTAACGTTGAAACATTAATCATTTCACCAATAATATGACACCAAGAATTTAATGTGCCATTAGTTACCTTATCAAACTTTCCGTCTGTGTAAGAAACAAAAACATAGCCATTGTCAATAATATTATTTGTCTTGCGGTACTCAAGTAAACCTAACAGCAGTTCCTTAACTTCTTCCGAAAAATAAAGAGTTACAACATAGCCTTCTTTTTCAACTACATCATTGACAACCCTATTGTCAAAATCAATTTGTTCCCACTTAGTATTCGCAACCGCATTAACTCTAGCCATTGTAGACAATGAAAATAGAGCATAACACTGATATTGTAAAGCCCTATGTTTCTTATGATGCGTGTCAGCGTTTTCTACTAAGTTTTGTAAGGTAATTCTTAATTCCTGTACCTGTTCAACAGTTAAAAACGTCTGAGTAATAACATCTGTATCTTTCTTAGGTCTATCCATAAATTCCATTGGGTTTTCTGTAATTAACTTCTTCTTACGCAGAAATTTATAAAAAGCCGAAATTGAAGCCATACGCCTTTTCATACGTCTTGAATTATTACCCTCAGTTTTACAAAAATATAAAAATTCAGTTACATCATCTTCCGTTAAGTCAATAATACTTTGATTGCCCTGATTTTTGTATATGTATATCCACCAAGACTCTAAATCATTTTGATAGCCTGCGATAGTCTTTTCGGAGAGTTCTCTAAGTGACATATCAATTTTATATTTGTTCCATAGTTTCATTGTTTCAGAATTGATTTTTGAAAGTATTTCATCATCATGTACTTGAATACGTTTGCTTTTCTTAGCCATTTAACCTCTCCTTTCTTCTCATCTCAAGCTTTCTTTAGAGTGCCGCTTTTAGCACTTATTCTTCAAATGGGATTTCTTTAGAGTGTTGCCCTCACACTTAATCTTCTTTATTTCGCCCATAAGGGCTTGAATTTTGTTTTTGGAGTAATACAAAATTCTCAAAACCATAACTCCATAGCTCGCTGTTTTTCTGTCTTTAATCGTCTTTTGGAAACAACAAACCTCACCGACCACCTTTTTACAAGTTAGCCCTCTTGTACATTTATACGGCATTAAAATACCCCTCACTGGGACACATTGTTAAGAGGTGCGTGAGGTTGAATTACTTTGTAATTAAAACTAAGGATAGTCAACAAAACTTTGTCAACTATCCGTGCAAAAATCTCGTCAGATTTTTCATTTAAAAGACTCAACGTGGTACGCATTTTTAAGAGGCGTGTTGAGTTCTGTTTTGGCTGTCAGAGTGAGGCTCGAACTCACAACCTCCGCATTAACAGTGCATTGCTCTACCGATTGAGCTATCCGACAATATGCAGGATAACGCTTGCTATCCTGCAAAATATAATAAAAGGAGTTGTATTTAACTACAAATTATTCGTTAATTGTAAAACCAAAATAAAGCTTTGGAACATAATCTTCTTCAGTAAAATCCTTGCTGACAAAATCTCGCTGAACGAAAACAACACTCTCATCACCAACAATTATTGGCTTATCGTCACGTCTTGCCCTTTCACAAAACAACTCGTTTTCAAAAGTTGAAACAACAAATTCGCCACCATATCCGTTCCACTCAGGCGGATCAAGAGAAATGGAATTAATTTTAGTTTTATTGTCAAATGATAAAAATTTCTTGATAATCTTACAAGCCAACTTGTAATCACATAAAACACTAAAGCCCTCATTTTCCAGATATACATCTATAATATCCTGCATGAAAGTATCAAAATCGTTATAACTCTTTTTAATCATCATAGTATTCACCTACTTTACTTTTATATCATAGTTGGCAATCTTGCCAAATTCATTATCAAATATAAACAGGCTTGCACCTGTGTCAGAAGTTTTGTGTAAGGACATCGCATAGTCATCAGTTCCTACCATAGAACGTACTGTAAGCACCTCTGAATGTTTTGCATTTTCCTTTGAGGTCTGGTGATGCACATGACCTGCCAAAACGTAATCAATGTTTGTATTGTACGCTCTTGAAAAAGAACTTGTGCAATTCTGTAAATCCTTTACTTCACCATGACAACCAAGCACGTTATAACCCTCAACATCGCTGAAACAAAAGCCTGTTTCATTCTCAATTATATTTACATTTCGATTATATTTAAGTCTTTCCCTTATGAAAGCAATAATCACCTTTGCCATGTTTTCATCGGGAAAACTGTTCTTAGGCTGTCCGAGAAGTCTAAGTTGTGAATGATTGCTGTCCTTAACCATTTGGAAATTCACTTTCACATATTGCGAAAGATCATTGAGCCAATTGGCAAGAAATTCAGCATACTTTATTGCCGAATCTATGACACCATATCTAAGGTGCATAAGTTGAGAATTTAATCTGAGAAGTCCTGATATACTGTCACCAAGCTCCCAAACATTAATTTCTGCCAAGTCCTCTTTAGCAATGATGTCAACAACTTTTTCAAGCATATTCCACATTCTGCGTTCAAATATCTCTGGAGAATATTCGTTTATTACATTGCCAAATAGATCTTTTATGCAAAACTCTATGCCAAAGTGACAATCAGTAAATGCCAATATCGCAGATTTGCTATTATTTACTCCCGACAAATAATCAGGAACTATAATAGGGTCTATATCAGAAATTGCATTGACTATTTTTTCAGTTATCAATTCATCTCGTGCATTTTCCCTAAGCCACCTATTATTCTCCAACTTCTCTGTTTGAAGTTTGTATCGCTCTTTCTTTAATTCACGAATTTGGTCTTGAATTTCATTAAGGGTGTTTTCTGTATCTGCAAAAGTTTTCTGATTTGCATTGAACATTTTCTCGAAGCATTGAAATTTCTTACGATAAGTTGACTCGCCAAAATCAGCATTAAGTAATTCATTTAAAATATCTCTAACATCATTCCAAGTACCTATTTTTTCTTTGTCTTTACAAATCCTAAATATAAGTTCGTCATCAGACTCGCCTTCAAATCTTTTGTATGTAGAAATTTTAAATTCCTCCCATTATGCAATTTCGTCTGTCTGGTTTACAGACAGTTTTACTTCCTGACCGTTGAAATCTGACATAAGTTCCGCAAGGGCAATTTCACCCTCAATATCTTCAACACTAAATGTTATTTTCCGTTCTCTATGTTTACAATGCCCTGTACCGACAGAACGTTCTTTTTTGTTATTTTAGCCATTTATTCTAATCCTCCAATTCGTCAGCCCAAGTTGACACCCAACCTCTATGGTTAGTATGTAACTCGCAAATCTGACAATGTTCTTTTCCTGAAAAATGATTTAGATATTTCTCAAATCCACTTGCCTTATGATTAGGTAAATCAATTTGTCCTGTATGCCCTATGCAAATTGTCTTGCAGTTTTCACCTATTCTTGTTAAAGTCTTTTTAAGATTGTCAAAAGTTGCGTTCTGAGACTCGTCAATTATAATAACCGCGTCCTTGAAGTTTACACCTCTGAGATAAACGTCCGTAAGAGGTTTAATATAACCTTCTTCATACTTCTCAGAAACAAGACTATTGGTACATACAGCCGTAAATGGATTTATACCAAGTGTCTGTAGTGCATTATAGAGTGGTTCATAGTAAACCTCACTCTTTGAAGTTACATCACCGGGTAGAAAGCCCAACCTGCCTTCCGCACAAGGCGAAACAATATAAATAATCTTTGAGAACATTTGGTACTGCACAAGTAAATTTGCTATACCAACGGCAATGGTAGTTTTGCCACTTCCACTTTTGGAATTACAGAAAATAATATCATTGTCCTTGTTCCAAATTGCATTAGCAAATTCTTCTTGTTCTTTATCTAATTGTAGACTATAAAACAGATCACCGTCAATTTTCTCAGGTGGGTTATCATACGAGGTTATTGTATTATTATTTTTCTTGCCCATGATAACACCGCCTAATTAATTTCATCAAACGATGTAACGATCTTATCGACCACTTTGTACTTCACAAGTTCATCACGAGATAAATACCAATCTTTATTTCTATTTTTATTAAAAGTCTTTTCATCAATGTCCGTCCTTGCGAGGATATATGACTTCATGCCCTCAAGCTGTTTCTTATAATTTTTCTGAGCTTCCTCAATTTCAGCAGCACTACCCTGAAAAGCAGCAGAGCCTTGATGAACGAGCATTTGGCAATGTTCAAACGCATATCTACGCTTGCCAGCAAGAAAAATAAGAAAGCCTGCACTCATAGCAACACCCATTCCAATAGTAACGATAGGAATATGACTACTCTGTATCAGGTCACAAAAATAATTTGCCTGTTCTATATCTCCACCATAACTATGAATGAAAATAAAGATTGGCTTTGGATTTTTAATTTCTCTTTCTTCCATGTTCATCTGAATAATAACTTTGCTTAATTCAATGAGGTTATAAAACTCATCTACCTCGTAATCAATGAAAAATGTTCTGTTTTCTCTTGATTTCCAATAGTTATACTCTTCAGGTGTAGGGTACTTTCTCTTATCCAAACTATCTACAATGGAAATTGGAAGTTCTTCTGTTACTGTCATAAAAAAATAAATTCCTTTTCTAAATAAGTTAGTGGGATATACCCACCCTTACAGACGTACTGTAAGATATTTTTTAATCAGCTCTGTACTTGGCAAGCAGATTAACAACCGCAGATGTTTCCTCTGCGTATCTCTTACCACGATTAGAGCCATTGTTTTTCAGACGGCACGTTTTGAAAATCTTAACGTTCTTAATGTTCTGACGAAGATAATCCGCCTCGTCCTTTGTGACGAAAATCATGTGTAAAATAACCACCTTTTCAATTTTAATTTTGTACACAATGCCTATTGAATGTTGACTTTGTGCGTGCTAAAATATATTATGGATAAGTATATTTATTATCTATATCCATAATAAGAAATAACACCATAAAATAAAAACACCTCGCAAAAGCCCAATAATAAAGGGTTTACGAGGTGTTTGACTATTTTCTATTTAAAATTGACTACTTCACATTATATTTCTGGCTTTAGCCATTGATTTTCTTTGATATTCAAGTTGTTTAATATGTTGACATTTATCACATCTTTGCTTATTATTTGCTTTGCTATCAACCACAAACTCCTTACCGCAATCACAGCAAGTTAAGACCTTGGTTTTGATTTTTTGATAACCTTTGCAATTTTTACAGTACAACTGACTATTTGATCTCTTATAAAATAGCCTTCCACAATTTTCGCAACGTGCGTATTTTTTACCTCTATACAGCATATATTCTTTACCGAGTTCTCTCATGTCGGTAATTTTTAGCACTATTAGAGAACTATCATCAATAAACTTTACTTGAAGATTTGTATTTCCGACAGCCAATGCTGGCTGTAACATTCCTGCTTTAACTAACTTATGTATCATCATTTCTTTTTCATATCTAGTTTTATTCACACTAGATAGAGAAAACAGCATTTTGTGGCTAGTACAAATCCAATTATTATTTCTTGCACAAAGAATATTTCTATATTTAGCAAGGCACAATGCCGTAAAAGCTATTCTCTCAACTGGTGGGCTTTTAAGCCTTGCTATATCTTCAAGTTCCTTTTGTGTTATGCCAATGTACTCAATATTAATTGGTGGATTATTACGTGTTCTGTTAACTTGTCTTTCAACGCTTTTCTCCCAATCAGAAGGTCTGTAATTTATACCTGTTGATTTGATAAAATCAGTTAGTGCAGTAATTATTTTAGATTTTTTATACTTCATTACATATCGGTAATATTTAGCCAACAAAAACAATGATTGTGACGGTTTTACACCTAAATCTTTACTTTCAATTATTTTTTCTGCCTCAGCAATTTCGTTTAAAAATATATCCATTTACACACCAATCTTTCTTACGGCTTTTCTATATTTTGTTCCACCATACTCAATATCTCCAGTTTCATCGGGTACATAATAAGACATCTGCCAATCATTTAATCTTAAAAGATTTTCAATAATAGTGTCACCACAAATATCCCATACAAATTTCTTAGATTTCTCTGTTTTATAGCATATATCAAGCAATATATCACACAACACAAATTCATCTGTGCAAATCTCAGAACATAGCTTACGACAATTTTCTGTCATTATCATCTTGTCATTATCAATTTGTTCTTTATCGAAACGTTGTTTCTTAGACAATACCATGTATTGAGTTATATCCCTTGTATAATTCTCATACATTTTTTTTAATTTTGGATAGTCAGAGTATTTATCATTTTGTCTGCATTGCATAACTTTATAATCAAATCTAGCTGACGATTTAACTTCCGTGTTATAATTTTCAAAAGCCAACTCAACAGCCCTACAAATACGATTCATGGTACAATTATTAGCACTAACAGGCATTTTTTTGTAATACCAATCCAAATACTTTAGCTGATCTTCCGTTTTATCTTTAAGAACCTCTAATTCGGAAATCGTCATGCCAAATAAATTTATACATTGAGCATTATTATTTTCAATATAATTTTTATATTTTGACATTTCCTGCGGATATATGTAACACATAAAATATGGTTTCTTATCAGCAATGATTGTTTTGTTAAATTCCTTTGCGACTCTTTCCTCGTCACTATCATTATCATTGTAGCTTAATGCAAATCTGTTGTACCACGCCTCAGGCATAGGCTTGGATATAATACCTTTTGCCTTGTCTATCGTGTTCTGCTGGATAAGCTGACCGCACATAATACGATAATCTAGTATTTTGTATTCTTTGCTTTCTTTTGGGTATTTTACCTGAACATCGTACATTGCGGTTATCCTATTTGTGACCTTGCCAATTTCCTCACCAAAGCTGTTGTAATTAGCCTGCATTAAATTAGACTCGCAAATGATTTCTTTATTTGCTTTTTTTTGAACGCACATAATTGTTTTAGTAGGTCTTGTATTTCTCAACAATATTGGATTGTCTGTTGTTATAAGACAATCTCCGTCTTTGTCAAAGCCGTTCAACGCTGCTGCCATACTGTCATGACAGTTGACAATATTAACAGTTGCCATGTATTTATACCACTCTGACATCATTTTATTATCTGTGATGTTCATAACCCTAATATTATTATGACAGCTCATTGGCGCTCTGAAACAAACAACCCTATCAGACCCATAATCAGACCAATATTTTGAATACATTTCTCCAGCTTTAAGTAATCCATAATCATCATTCTCAACTTTTACTCCAAATATTTTTTGACACAAGGCAAATGGATCGCCTGAAATAACAGCATAATTGCCATGCACTTTAAGTACACCGATTTTAGCCTGTGTAATTTTTTTCTTAATCATATAGTTAATACGATTTATAACAAATGGGTCATTTGCCATACTTGGCTCTATCATAACCGACTTAGTAACATTATCAATCTCATTTAAGCTAAAATCTTCATCTGAGGTAGCCCCATTTAAAAACAATATAGTTTTGTCAATATCTCCGTGAATTACATCTTTTATTTCATTAACCGTAGGGGCTATCAATTCTTGAATTTCCCCATCTGTTAACTCATAGCTTTGCAGGAATTGATAATTCATATTACGTTCATTTTCAAGTTTCTCAGGACACACTTTTGTTACTCTAAAGCCATATCCGTTATTTTTACAATTTCCCAAATACGAATCAATATTGTCATAACTATCCCACAATTTTAACATCGAAGTTGTAAGTATTAAGTCTACATTTTTTATATTATGTTCATTTCCCCATACATCAATAACAATACAATCACCATTTTCATTGAATGTACCATATTCATAGGCAAATTTATGAAAGTCAAACGTGAACACCATGCCCTTACAAAAGCTATTTCTTATGCAGTACCCACTAGGTATATAGTCCTCAAGAACATCTTTTGCCCATATCTCCGACAATGTAGGTGTTATTAAACCATAACCGTCACTGTCATTTACTTCTATAATTTCAGGATTATCAGGCTCAGTTAATACAGGCTCTCCGTCAAACTCATCTGTTATTTTTATAACCTTTTCTTTGCAAGTTACAATCAAATCATCTACCACAAGAATATCTTTTGGATGTGTCACAGGCACAGAAGCTGAACAAGTTAATGCTTTATAAGCTTCAAACTTAGCAGGCACAAGTTCCTTGTTTAAGTTTCTTCCATTATTCATGCGTCTTGTTAATTCCTCACATAATTTTATATGCTGTGAGTTCTTTGCGGCAGCATAAATAACTGTGTTCTTTTTTATACCATTTGTTGTGCCTATAAGTCTATTATAGTACGTTCCGTTTATTCTAAATCCGTAACTCAGCTTAAAAATATCTTCCTTATTATTCATTATAATCGCAACATAGTCAAGTTTACATTGAATGTTATCTAAGTCCTGATAACATTTCTTAATTTGTACACTCGTATTTCTCGACTTTGGCTGCTTTTTCAAAAGCTTTATTTCTCTCTTAATTTCCTTTATCCTATCTGCGGTAAATTTTCTATCTAATGAATTTATCTCGTCAATCATTTGTAAAATTTGTCCGTCAGCAAGAGAAATAATTTCCCTATTATCTCTAGCTTCTTGTATAGAGATCTTTAAATTTTTATCAGGTGCTTTTAAAATTCTTGAACTGTGCAACTTAAAAATAAACTGCTGATACATTTGTTGTTTAGCCATTTGTTATTCCTCCCATATATTTATTAATTACTGCCTTTTGTAATTGCTTTGAAAAATATTCTTTAATCACAGAAACCAACTGCTGATTGTCCGAATATTTAAGTGTTTCAATTTTTACAAATTTAGTTGCTTTTGCCAATAGCACTTTCTGCAATGAGTTGAATTATTTTTTATCCTACGATTATACATCTCTGTTACACACACATCAATCGAATTTTCTTTGATGAACATTGTGAAAGGAGCAGTAATATCGCTTGCAAACTTCATCATAATCAAATATGGGGAAGATAATTTGCCTTCAAGTATGTCGATTTTACAATGATGACATACTTGTGCATACCATTCTGGAATAACTTTGCAAACCTCTACCAAACTATGAATATGTCGTCTCTGCTCTTGCTTTTTTAATTCCGCATTGTGTTTTTTTATTGATAAATCAATATATTTTTCCATGGTTTGATTCACAAAAGTAAATTTTCCGTCAAACATTACATTCTCTAAAGGTATTTCGTTAAAATTCCAAAGCAGTAAATTATTATAAGGTAACAAGTTTTTGTTCAAAAGATCTTTGACTTTAGACAAAGTATTGTTCTGATAGTCAAACATTGCATATGCAATATTCTCAATATGTGTCCTGCCAGTTGAATATTTTTCCTTACCGCCAATCCAAATGTCATTAATTTTCGCAGCTTGATACAACTCATGGCGTTCTATTTGCTCACTTGCTATTGGCGTACACTGAAATTCTATAACGTACTGTTGTCCTCCAAACTCAAACATGATGTCAGGTCTTTGTTTTGTTTCTTCTATATAACCCTCCATAACAGCCTTGACAACACCGTTTTGTTTCTTAATCCAATTAAATAATGCTATTTTACCTTGAATATGTTCTTCTGTTTCGGGTTCAGAGTAAATTGTCTCACATTTAGTTTTGTCTTTGTGTCTAAAATAAGGGCTTACCAATTTGCCATGACAATATTCATACTTCCCATGACAAACAGGACATTGCAAAATTCCTTTGTCCGCCCATTTTTTCAAAGTATCTCTATCATACTTATTGTCATAACAATTTATAGGTTGATTATTAATTTCTGCCGTAAGCATTTATATCTCCTATCTTTATATCTATCATAATCTACGTTCTACCGTCAGGAACATACATTAATTGTGTTAAATTTTAAAGAGTAATACTTCACAAGTAAAATTATACTCAAAACAATATAGCTGTAAAATTAACACAATTAATGTACAATTTTAACTAATCTTTGTTTCTCGCAGCTAAAAGCTTTTGTTTGTGTTCTTCTGAGATAACTCTTTTAGTTGGGTGAGCGTTTCTAATACCAATGGCTTTGGCAGGAGCAATAAATGTAGCTCCGATAAACGTACCGTCAGTGTGTCTGGTTTCATCAATCTGTTTCCAACCTTGCTTTTTGCATTTGTTGGCATACTTCTCAATACAAGTATACAAATTAGCGACCCACTCGCCATTCTCGCATGAAATGTTAATTGTAACCTCACGTTCCTCTGCGGTTACTTTACTTGTTACCGTATATGTTCTCATAAATTTAACTCCTTCTCAATTCCTTTATAATTTCGTTGCTAGCTAACACAAATTTAGTAAACTGTTTTCTATCAGATAATATTACATCTTTCTTAGTCTTAGCCTTCTTCCTAGTCATTTGATTATGCCAACCTCTTGCACTATTTATTTTCTTGTAAATTATAGACAGTGTGTGTGCGTAGTGTGCCGATCTATCTTTCATAATCTCTGCCAATGTGTGAACAATAAAATCAAAGCTGTCCTCTGAAGTAAACTGTGTAGCATTATAAATACAACCATCGTCAGATGTAAACCTGTCCCCATTACCTACACAAATCATAAGCTGATTACAAGCCTGAGTAAACCAAGCCTGATATACATGATTATCCGCAATAGCATTTATAATACTAGGTTGTGTTGTAGTGCAATCACAGTTATACTTGTCTGTAAATTCACTAAGAGCCGTAGCAGTACAGAAACCAAACATTGAAGTCATCTGAGTATAAACTCTATGCAACATATCTACAAACTCAATAACCTCACCTGTAGATTGCAAAGCATTATCCTGCAACTTCGCTATAAGCGGAGTACCAATTTGTTTCTTCCATATGTTCAGAGCTTTTGCATTTGGTATTTTCTTAGCCGATAATGCGAGTAGCATATTCTGAAGCTGAGTAACCGTAGCTTGCAATAGTTTTAATTCATTGTCCTTTTCCGAGCCTGCCGCAATATAACTGCCTGTTTTATGTATAGTTGGAAGTACCTCGTCAAATATCCAACTCTCAAAGCGTTCTGCGGAAGGGAGTTTACTATGTGCTATAAGACGATAAACATCACCCTCTGAGATGAATTTTGTTTTCTGCACACCTCCAGCCGAAGGGGTCGGTAAAATGCAGACCCCCTTACAATGAGATGTTATTGCGTCCGCTGGTCTTGCATACCCCAACGCCTTTGCCACGTCAGAGCCGCAAAAGTAAATCTTGTTATCAATATCTACCGTTCTTACCTTGCCAAAATCTTTGCTCTCGAATACAGTTATCATAGTTTTGTTATTTTCTGTCATTTTAATCTACCTTTCCGTTTTAGTTGCTGTCATATAATTTATCGTGTATCATTTTCTTCTGCCAAAGCTCTAGCTCCTGAACACTGTTAAATCTAGGAATATTATCCTTGTTTATATGTATGTGAAAATCTCTTAACACTCTAAGACACAATCTAACTTGCTGTTCTGTAGGCGGTTGTTTACGAATTGTCTCGTTATTGTTTATTCTTTTAGCTTCTGCGAGTACGCCATTGGCATACTCACTGTCTGTAAGTCTTGTTAGTTTAGGCATTGTTAATTACCTCCAGTCCTGATTTTATTTGTATGTATCGGTCAACAATTTCCTCGAAAATATCTCTAAGAGCTGTATCGCTATCAATAACATCTATCATTGCTACGTTTTTATAATCTGTTTGCGATAACAAATAATTTTCTTTGTAGGAGTCGAGGTCAATATCATAGCCTGATTTCATCATGTTGTAAATATCACCATAAATAGATTTTCTATCATCATCATTTGTATAACCTAAGATCTTTGCAAGCGAAACAACTTTCTGAGACATTTTGTTTTTCCAAGAAGAATAATGTACCGGTGGAACAATAAGCATTATTTTCTGCCATATACGAGAAAGCTTATCCTGCATTGTAGTATTCTGTGCAGAAATGATTTGCAACTGACGTGTAAGCTGTTCATTAACTTTATTAAGCTGACCCACTTCATTGGCAGCATTAACAATCATAGAATATTCTTCTCTTGATAATGTTACGGTATTCAAGCTATTGGAGATAAGCCTATCCATAATCTCCCAACACCAATCCATGAACTTATCTGCTAATGGTTGCCTAGACCAACGGCAAATCTCCATAATGCCTTTGCGGTTATAAAACATTCTGTCCTGAATTGCACCATTAGAGTCGATAGCCCCAGAACGCACCCCTCGACTAAAGTCACTTTTAATTAAACAACTATAATTATCAAGTCTATCTCTATGTTTCATGTGAATCTTTTTAATTGCTTCACTTGGATTTTTATAACCCAATGCCCTACCAATCTGTTCTCTTGTGACAAGATACTCATTGTTAGCGTTACCCCAAAAGTCACAAGTTGCGATTTCATTAAATATGTCTGTTTCTACAAGTTTCAAATTGTTCATTTTGTTGTCTCCTTTATTTTATCTTACATATAATCTTCTTTGTATGTATCGTCAGTTTCAGCCAGCATAGTCCAATACTCACTGCGAAACCTCAAATATTCTTCATTATCGTCCAAGGGCTTGTCATGAGCCTCGTATGTATAATCTTCAGGAAATAGTTGTTGTAAAGAAGTTGTTTTGCAATTTCTACTCATTATTATCACCGTCCTCTGTGTTAAGATAAGACTCATTATAATCAGTCTTAGAATTAGTTTTTGAAAATATCGTCTGATATTTCTTAGTCGCAATAATATCGTTTTTATCAGCTAAACTGTAACTGATTAAATACTCATTAATAATATCTTCTATCATATTGCGATATTGCGGAACACACTGATATGGGTCAAGAGGATAACATTTATCCAAACAATTTTCATACAAATAGTCTTGTTCTATCTGGTATGTATCAAGTCCGTATCTGTTAGCAAGCTCTTTAAGAATTTCTCTATACAATGCACCCCTAGTAATACCAAGACTATCTTCTATTAATTTATATTTAGGGTGCATACGACCAAACCATGGACTATATGTTTTCTTGGGTAATTTGTTTTTCTCTAATTCTTCTTTGAGATTTATTACCTCTGCTTTTAATTCTTCAAAAGCCTGCGTATTATATGTACCAGTTTTACGAAGTGAAGGAAGAACCTCAGAAGTTACCCAGTGTTTGAAATTCTTTGCGGTTGACAATTTACTTCCAAATACAAGAGAATATAGACCGCTTTCATTTATAATTGTCATTCCATAGTGGCTAATATTTTTAAGGTCACCATTTTGGTACGCTTTAAGTTCATCATAGTTTAAGAACCTTTTATCTTCAATATCTACATGATCTTTTATAGCGTTAGCTAAAGCCTTACTTTTAACTTTTCCATTTCCATAACCCAATATCATTGCCACGTCCTTACCCACAAACCAAACTTCTCCGTCAATCTCAACCGTTCTAAGTTCTCCAAAGTCCTCGTTTTCAAATACTATAATCTTATTATCTATCACGTTTATCAATCCTTTCTAATTTTCTTGTTCTTATGTGTCATTGGTAGAAATTCATCTACCTTATAGGTGTACTTTAGTCTGTCAACAGCTTCTCGGATATGTTGTTGTATGTTCAGATCTGAACTAAGCACATAAACGTTAGGAGCATTATAGACCTTGCCATTCTTTTTATAAGAGCCTGTAATGTGCTTGATTATTAGTCCATTGTCACATAATGCCTTTAAATAGTTGTCTAGCTGTCTGACCGACATATGTAATTCTTCTGCCATTATTGTTTCTTTCTTGTAACAACCACAAACGCTCTCTGTTATAATTTCTGTATTCTGAAAGTTCCATGATTTTATGTATAAGTAAACACGAAGAAGTATTGACTTAGACAGCCTATTTGAAATAGACATTAGTTTGTCCCATTCTGTGTCGTACAATATTACGAAATTATCTGGAGGATCAAATACCGCTTTGTTGACCTTAAATCTCAAATGAGCATTTGCATTGACATTATTTGATGATTTATAGTCACATTGGTTATCCCAAGTCAAATCTGACCTGGCAATAAGAATATTGAAAAGTGCTTTTATCCTATGAGTATTTTCTCTGTTACCTTTACTATAAATAGAACAATGACACAATTCCAATATTTCATTTATAGATGTACCTACCGTCCTTGTTCTAGTTTCATATAGGTAACTAAGACAGCGATACAATAAAATTTCAAAGTTGTCTGCTGAGTCAACGTATATATATTTCTTAGGCATTTTTACAAAATAATTGTCAGTTATGATTTGTCACCACCTTTTATTGCCGTCTTCCATTTATTGTTAGTCCGCCATTTTTGCAATCTGTATACCAAAAGTGTAGGTCAAAATGCAAAAAAGTGTGCAATCTGTATACCAAAAGTGTAGGTCAAAGTGTAGAGTAGAATAATATTAGATATCTTTAATAATAAGAGAATCCTTCCTACCCGCTAAAGCGTGTAGGTTTTTTTCTTTTGAATATTAATTATTTACAGGAATAAATTTCTTGTTGACAATTAATAATCAATATGATATATTAATATTGTAATTTTACTATACTACTTTTGAGATTCTATGGCTATTATACTACTACTTTTGAGATGTGTCAATAGCGAGTTGAACATAAATATGTAACTTTTATGTTAATTTGTTATTGTATTAGGATAATTAAGTCAATTACATTTTTAGAGGTTATAAGCCAAGACAAGTGAAATAAAATTTAAAAATCAGAAAATAAGAGAGGTTCAGGGAAAGTGAAATTAAAAATTAAATAATGTAGAATAGAACATTAAATGACTTACATGAAATTAATTAGCATAAAATGAAGATCATTGTGATTACATCTATTAAGGTGATTACATCTATTGAGCAATGAAGCGATAATGACCGATAATGATAATTAATGATAATGTATTGACATTATGTTATTGAAGAAGCTTTGTATTATTGTGCTGCGCACAGCTAGTCAGTTATATTCTCGCTACGCTCGTATATAACTTCCCTGTTTGATTATCGTTCCCTACGGTCACGCTAATCTTCACAGATATTTTTTCAGTTGAAAGATTATTGTTTGCATGAGTTGTCTGGCAACTACTTAAACATTTTGTTTTCGTCTAAGCATTTTATTTCGGAGCGTTCGGTAAAATTACGATAGCATATTCGTTGTTTTTGCTTGTAAATCAAGGCGTAAAAATGTTTTTTCGTTTTTACAATAGGTTATTTTATGAGTTTTATAAATGATTTTTTTGATGGTTTTTTATTGTTTTGAGATGTTTCGGTGATAGTATATTATTTCTGAAGTGTAATTTAATAAGTTGACAGTGAATTAAAATTGAATTTTAAATGAGTGGTGGGGTAAATGTAAAACTAGATTTATAGCCATTTTAGGACAAAAAAATAAGACCTATTATAGTCTTTAATAGAGTGTATTTTGGGGAGTGATGGGTTGTTTTCTTATGGCATAGAAATAATGTTTACAAGTTAATTTTGGTGTGTTTTGGTGTATTTAAGTATATTTTTGGGTTTGGAAAAGTTGAAAAAATGGCGTAGATACGAAGTTTACTCGAACGTGTTACCGAATGAAAATTGAGTGTTTTGATGGGATAGTGGGAGAATGTGCAGAAATTTTAAAAAATGCTATTTTGATTTTAGATTTGGTTTTGGGGTGTGTGGATAGAGTGGAACTACTAAGGGGATAATCTCGTTTCCATATGTTTCCATAAATGTAAAGCCACCCCCTCTATAGCTATTTGATTAAGTATCTTAACATATCCATAAAACCGCCTATTTGCGTGCTTTATATGTGTTTTTGCCAAAAAAGCATATATAAATAATTGTAGCATAATTCATAGAATGTTAATATAATTTCTGCCGACTTCATGCAAGCTCAACCGACTTTGTAATACTTGATTTTTATCAATTATTAATTAAGTTAATAATTGACTTTTGTACATTTATTTATTATTAATATTTGATTTTTGTTAAATATATTTATCGGTGGTTGCTATTCGATATACCGAACGCCCTTAATCACTATCTTTAAAATTTGAATATTCTATATTAAAATTTTAACCTATCAATTCCCTATTTCGCCCCTTATTTACCATCAAAGTGGTAAACACATACCAAAATACATCTAAAATTTAACACTCAATCCCTATTTTAAACTAGCAAATTACACAAAATCAACTAATAAAATTATGCAAATTGACTAGCAACCATTAGTAAAGAACCTTGTACAGATCCTTATAAGTCCAAAAAATCGTACAGTTATTTCACGCTATTCAACGTTTACAACAGTACAAATATTTGTACACATATATACGTACATATTGCAAGCTCATAATATATAGCGCGCATAAACCATTAACCACAATATATAGTATACACTCACACATAATACGCTACAATATCACTATATATTGTATGCTCTAAAATCCATTCTAACGGCTATCAAGTATAACTATACCACCCATGCACACAACAGTATATAACGCTTGCTAGTAGCCTTATAGCTCAAGATATAAACATACAATATATTGTGTGTTGCAAGTAATAAATATTGTATTAGTCACTATATATTGTGGTTCAGTTAGTCATCAAAATTAATATTATGATCTATACAGTATTTACAACATTTTACAATAAATTTAGCTTTGCTTATATTTATTTTTTTACAATAATTGTCAATAGCCGCATAATCTGTGGGCTTCACATTCACTGATAATTTTTTGTAATTTTTGGCAGTGTATGCAGCATTATACTCTATTTTCTTTTTGTTTATATTGTCCAATTTTAAACCTCATTTCAATTATATATTTGTAACTTCTTACAAAAATTTTAGTTTCGTTTATAAATCATAGTATCACTATATATAGCGGTTATCATTCAAAAATACAATAATATGCACTATATATTGTGTGTGCAAGTTATATAAATACATGACTCCATGTTTGTGCAAAAAGTCAATTGTAATACATGACACCATGTGCTATAATATAGATACAGTAAAGGAAAAGAACACAACACAATAAAAATCCTTTACCAGGTCATCAAGTTTCACGATTGCACTTTGAAAATCGTCCGACAGAATAAAGAAATGGAGTTGAAAAAGCAAATTCAGACGTTAAAAGCGTTAATGAAAAAAATGGGATTTTTTCATCAGCCTTGCAAGCTTGAAATTTTTGCAACTTGAAAATTAAATATTTTCTATCCGAACCGGCTAAAACCGATTGAACAACGTCAAATGTACGATAGAAAAATCTTAAAAGCGATAGGCTCAAAATGCTTTTAATCCAGTTTTCCGAATTTCTGGGATATAAAAAAAGGGTATCTGCTAACAGTTTACCTAAACTTTTAGCGGTTATTTTAACCGCTAATACGATTGAATCCAGTGCAATGATCTGAATTTAATTAACCATATTTTTTAGGATAACACAAAAAAATCAAAAAGTCAAGTGTAGAACAAAAGAAAAAAAACAACAAACAAAACAAAACAGACAAAGCAAAACAAACATAAACCAAAAAATGGAGGTATTAATATGTACACAAAATCAAAGAAAATCACAAATACGGATGCAAAAAACATAATCAGCGGTCAGGATGTTATCCTTGTAGATGATAGCAGCATTGATGCTTATACCGATAGCACTAATTATTATAACGCTGGTGTTTACGGCTGGAATTATTCAATCGGCTACAATACACGCCTTGACAAATATGTTATTTGCGGTTACAGAATCCCGCAAAGCGTTTTGCACGCTGCTAATAGCGTTATAAAAATGGCACAAAAAGAAGCGTATTTACACGTTTAAGGGGGTGATTTCATGACTATATCAACACGTAAAAAACTTGAAGCGGCTCTGAATCACCTAAAAAAATGTGATGGTGATTGCATGAATTGCAAATACTGTGATACACATTGCAGCAGCAATAGCAATAACATATTTTTTGCGCCCTGCTGCTCTTATGGTATTCTAGGCAACTATTTTAATCCCGTATCAAATAGCTTTACAGAAATGAGATCCAAAACGATTGAGGCAATCGAGTATGAGCTAAATTAATTTCAAAGGGCGTTTATACGCCCTATATATCTCATAAAGGCGCATGAGCCTAAAGGGATACCATGCATAACATAACATTAAATCAAAAGGAGTGTATAAAAATGAGTACAAACATTAAGCACTATATCACCGATGAGGATATCATCAATATCAACGATCTTGTATCTGAACTTGCGGTGATCTTGCGGAAATTTGAGATCGACTTAAACCCATACCAAACGGACGTATATTTTTACTATGATGCAGATGCAAAAATAGGACGCCTTGAAACGTTTATAAATGTGGGCGGTCATTCATGGATCAATGATGATCACGTTACAATCTATAGTGATGAACCGAATTATATGAGCATTTATGATTACTTTGATTCGGTTTTGGAATTTGCGGATGCTCTTGAAATTTCTAAAAATGATCTTATAGAGGCGACAAGAAAATTTAAAAATCTTGATAGTGATGATTCTATTGAGCGTATAGAAGTGATCGACTATATCAAGAGTGATGATAAACTTGTAAACAAGCTAACCGCTTTTTATATTAGCTACTATGTTAATAATTACAACGTGGAATTTTTAAACAAGGCTCAAGAAATATTTAACAGTATTGAGATTGAATTATTTTAAAGGGGTTTGCGCCCCTTATATCCACGAAACTGCATGAGGTGGAGCGGATACCATAACCATTATTTACACGTTATATAACTTTAAGACTTTGAGGAGGTCAATTATTATGAGTAGCAAAATTAAGATCTTTGCGCAAATCAAGTACACCATGGATGAGAAGCATCCAAATATTAAGAGTGTGCCTAAATGGTATCCAGGCAAGATATTTACATTCAGTGATACATATACCATTAACCCCGATTACTTCTATGGCATGGATCACATTAAATCATACATTAGAGATGATCTGAGGGCGGTTGCTGGAGGCGGATATAATTCAGATCACATTCATAATGTGGAATTTACATTTAAAATGGTTTAGTAATAACCGCCCATAAAGGGCGGTATATGTGGGTATTTTCCGCATGAGGAAAATAAACACACCATACAACATAGTAAAAAACGATACATATTTGAGGAGGAATTAACCATGGAGAACATAGCAAACACTATTGGCATCAGTGTAAAGGACATTAAGAAGGTTTTTACGCCAAAGCAAATTGCAATTATCAAGGATAATTTAAGGGCTTATTTCGTCAATATGGGCTATATCCACATTGAAAAGGCTGACTACGGTAAAGGCTGGTATATTTTCAAGTCTGCTGAGGACGCTAAAAACGGCTCTTATGTGCAGTTTTGCGAAAACATAGACTATTTAAACGGCTGGTTATACGGAGTTGTGCAAGCGGTTAACGGCATTATAAAGGCTAATGGAAATAAAGATAATAATATGATTCAGTATAAACCTATTTTCATGGAGTTCTAGCACACGAGAGGAGGATATTTTTTATGGAGAACATGACAAATACAAAAGCCCTTGCAATTAATGATATAGAGTTATTGACATTTGATGAGGCTGCTGAAATAGCTCTTGACTATATCAACATAAAGGATCATGATATACTTTTTGTTGATTTTGGCGGCTACTTTGGATACTCCGCACTTGTTTTCAAGAACGAAAAGCATATTTACTATGCTAATGAATATGAGCTACACCATAAATATTTAGTTAAGGAGCAAGGAAAATCAGCTTTAAAGGATCACTATTGCAAGGAGTTAAACAAAAAGCTCTTTACTGAAGTCGAGTTGATGAGCGTTGTAAAGTCATATGACGACTACACCACAAAATCGTATTACTTGCGAAATTATTGGATCATGCAATTTGACCGCTTGTCTTGCTTTGGAATTGGCAAGCAGTGGGAAAAGGAATTTGAGGAAAAGAACAAAATATATAAATACTTTTGTCCGGCTTGCTTCTGCTATGTAAAGAACAATGAAATTGTGAAGCGTGCAAATAAAATCCTTGAGCATTTGCAAGGTGAATTTGATAAGATCAAATCAAGCGATGAAGTATTTAGAGAAATGATAAGCACTGAGTTAGTTAATCATGAGGCTTGTATTACTTGTGATTATGAGCCTGCTTTAGCGGCTTTAAATATGAGTATCAAGGACTTGACGGAAAATCAAATAAAGATCATGCAAGAGGAATTACACAAGCAGATAGAATATTATAACGCTTAAAAGCTATATAATCTTACGATCTGAGGGCGGCTTATATAACCGCCCTATATACTCAAGATGACCGCATGAAGTCGTTGAGAGTGCCATATAACACACTTTAAAAGCGAATAAAACATTTATTTTAAAATACGGAGGTCAAATTTTATGGAAATTACAAAAATCAACGGAGAGGAAATAAAAATCGGCAAAACGTCAATTACAGTGAAGGGCGATAACGGCAAGACAAAAGGAGTTATAAAGAATTGTAATGTTATTAATAACTTATTGCCTCCTCGAACTTTATTTGAAGTTGCATATAAGTTGAGAAAGAAAAATATCAAAGTTATGGATTTTTACAATAGGCTTGTAGCCGTTGATGGGAACTATTATTTTCTCTATAATCTCAGAAAAAATGATTTTGTGGAAAAGTATGCAATTAAAAATCCTGAGATATTCCAAGCTGAAATCAACAAGGTTAAAGAACAAGACGAACTAGCCGACTTGTGCATTAAGTCTGGAATAATTCAGATCGTAAAATGTAGATACTAATAACAATACGGAGGTAAAAAATCATGAACATGAAAATTATAGTAAACACAAAGAACCTTGTAGCAGCCCTCGAGCAGGTGGAAAAGATCATTAACACAAAATCATCTGACTATCTTTTGCGGAGTGCGTTTATCCAGGCTGAGGACGGAAAAATGAAAATTTCCGCAAATAATCTGGAGGTTATCGGCTGTAAGACTATAAGCTGTATAACCGATGACAAGATCATGTTTGCTCTTGAGGACGTAAAAAGAGTTATAAAGGCTCTTAAATATTTCAAGGGCTGCGATACAATTATCACATTTGATAGTGATAAAGCGTGTAACTTTGAGGACGGTAAAAAGTCATTTAAAGCTGGAATAACTGATGTAAATGATAATGATGCTCATTCTCTTTTTGCACATCTTGGAAAAGTTTGGATCAAGGATATTAATTCAAATAATTCAAACATTCTTGAGCAGCATACATACACGATTGAGAAGCTTATGGAGCGTTATAACTCAATCAGTTATGCTATATACATAAAAGACGATCTCAGACCTATACTAAATGGTATTAATTTCAAGGAAAATAAAATGGTAGCTCTGGACGGCTGCAGGGTAGCAGTAAGCACCGATATGGAAGATAACGGCTTGAGCTTTGAAAATGAGTTTACAATAAATAATAATACGTTTTCGATTTTAAAGCAGTTCAAAAAGGGTGAATGTGATATTGCATTGTTTAAGGATATAACAGCATTTAATCTTGTGTCGGAAGATTTTACGCTCTTGAGCAGGAATCTTGAAGGACAGTATTTTCAATGGGAGGCAGCTATTCCATGTACCTTTAGCTCTGAATTTGAATTTGAGAAAAAGAATATGCTTGAAAACTTGAAATACTTTAAAGAGATTAGGGTCAAAAAGACTATGGATATGTTTGCAATCAAGAATAATGGACTTGTCTCACCTTATGGAAATATTGATATTGAGGGCTTGAATATTTCTGAGACTAGCGGCTATCATCTCACATACTTTACGGATGCTATTAAAAATCTTGAGGGAGACAGAATTAAAATGCTCCATAGCGGAGCATTGAAACCTATAGTCTTGAAAAATGTTGAGGAAAATAAATATAATAGTCAGCTTATGTTACTTTGCCCGATAAGACTAAATGACGGAATGTCAACGTGGTGGAAATAAAATATCTGTTTTAAGGAGTGAAATAAATATGAATACAATCACACACAAATTCAACGGAGTAACACGCATAAACATGAGTGATCATGCTATAAAGGGCTTGCGGAGTTATTTGCCGCAAGGACGCCCCTTTGTGGGATATACCTTGTATGACTTGCTAAAAGATCTTATATTTGCGTATAGTTGGAGCATATGAACTGTGCGGAAGTATCGAGCATTGATAACGTTTATGCTGATAATAAGGGCGTTATCTGTTTGAATGTTTGGGGCGAGTTTAATATTGAGCTTTATGCAATCAATGAAAATGAATCAACATTTGTATATGGCGGTTATCATTTTGTTCCATACCGTCAGTTTAATACCAACGAAAAAAAAGCTACTCTTACTGCACTTACAAAGCATCTGCGAAGCGATGCAGAACTAGGTTTGTGCAAATATGAGTGGAAAAAGCATAATTATAGCCGCGAAAGTTTCTATGCAGCGAGCAACAGTACATCTGACTTGTTTAGATGTGTAGAAAACAACAAGGTGTACATACCTGGTGAGAATGAACTTTTTGAATTTAAGGAGGATTAAAAAATGGACATATGTAACTAGCTACTAAAGAACTTGAAAATATAAAAGATAATGAGGAGGAATAAGACAATGGACAAATACGGAAATACACGCAAGGTGACATTTACTATTAATGATACTGAGTGTTTACGGAAAATTTGGGAAGCAGAAAATCCAAATATCACTGATGATGAGATCAATAGTATTTTAGATCCATTAACAGAAACTAAGTGTACTTTTATTCTTTATGGCACTAGCAATTATATAGATAGATATGAGCTATTTAATGTAAACGGAGAAAAGATGAATGTGAATGACCTTAATCCATATCAAAAGGGCTGTATAATCAGTGAGTGTGATGCCTATTTTGAGGGCAGGAATGATAAGCCTTATGGAGTTGTTGACATTAAAGAGGAGGTTATTTAACTATGACAGTAAAAGAGTTTTGTGAAAAGGCATCATCTAATATAGATAATATAGATGTTGAGTTGTATGAAGTTAATGAAGATACAACTTTGTGTACAACAATTGGCGAAATGTCAAGAAATGATGGACTTCGTGAAGAATGGAAAAATGCTGAGATTGAAGGGTGGTTTATTGATGATGAGGAGCATTTTATTTTAAGTGTAATTAAATGATAGAGGAGGTATAATATTATGACAGTACAAGAATTTATGGAGATGTTTGTTGATCCTGATGCACAACACATTCAGATATGGTCGGACGCTGAGGAGAAAATTGTTTATGACGGAGATTACGGAGATGTTCCGGAGCATATGAACTGTGCGGAAGTATCGAGCATTGATAACGTTTATGCTGATAATAAGGGCGTTATCTGTTTGAATGTTTGGGAGATTTTAAGCCGTATCTGATGACAAGGCAAATTTGGTATATTTCTATTATACCACATTGTCTAACAAAAGGGGAGCATTTCACTTTTAAGGAGGAATTTAAAATGACAGAAAAGCAGAATAACATGGTAGTACAGCACCCTGATAAGCGTCTTATGGAGCGTATTAGATCGTTGGAACGGAACGAGCGTATTAGATTACATATCGCACAAATGAAGTGTAACGGCTATACTGATAATGAGTGCAAAACGTGGTTAATAAAAATAGCCATACTGTCCGATTTTATGGACGTTTTCGACAAAATTCTAGTTGACTAATGAGGAATTTTGTGGTATAATTAATTAAGCAAAGGAGAAATTTGTATGAAATATGGAATTTTCGAGTCAAGAGTAGAGTTAAGGAAGCTCCCTGAGAGATTGTTTAATATAGTTTCTTTGTGTGAAAACATAGGAAACCCTATTAAGATCTATGATAGCGAGGTGGAAGCTTTAGCAGAATTGAAGAAATATCATTCAGATATTATAAACATAACTAATTTTACAGTGTTTTCAACAAGGCGTTTTTTTAGATGTGAAGTCTATTTCGTTGCTGAATGTGAAAAGATAAACGAGGACGAGGGCGAGACTATCGAAAACCTAATTAACGGAGACGGCATTGAAACCGCACCGCTGGAGCGTGAGATTAGCTTATCTCTTGCTGAGTTCAAAGTTGACGGAAAAACTATCAAAGGCAGTAAGCTTGAGGGCAGTTATGAACCAATCTATATAGCTACAACACCCGATGACTTACAGTGTTATTTTAAAGAAGCATATCCCGATGAGGATATTGTATACAATATCAGAAATAATGAAGAAACTTATGACGAGTATGAGTTGGACGAGGAGGAATAATCAATGTTACTTGCTACAATAATTTTGCTTATTATCTATTTGTGGGTAAACCACAGCGAAAATAAGCGGAGAGAAATTAACAGAAAATACAATCCAATTGGAGCTTTTGACAAAGCTCAAAAGATTTATGATGACGCCTTTTATAAGGCTATTGATGAGGGTAGAAGTCTTACGCTTGAGGAACGAAAAGAACTGGATAAGCAATGGCATAAAACCTATAGCCAAGAGTTGGCTTATCGAGAGAAAATGTGGGCTAAGATACCTGACAATAAGAAGTAATATAATATAATAGGAGATAAAACATGAAAGTTACAGTTGAAAACGAGACAATCAAGGTAAACAGTCCGTATAACAAGAGCTTTGTCGCAGGGGCAAAGCAGATACAGGGCAAGTGGAACGCCCCTTGCTGGGTCTTCCCAGAGGAGAACAAGGAAGCTGTCAAGGCGTTACTCATCGAATGCTATGGTGAATGCGGAGAACTTGGTGCGGTTAGCACTGTCACAGTAGATCTTGACCTCGACACTTATACTGAGGGTTACGAGGACGGAGAAATCAGAGTTGGCTCAATCGTTGTTCTGAAAAGACTTTATCGTGACAGAGAGGTTATTTTCTCCGACAATGCAATGCTTATAAACGGTGGCTTTGCCACTTCGGGTGGCTCTGCCAAAAGTCCTAGAATAGCGGCTGATAAGAACACAATCGTTCGTGTAAAAGGTGTTCCTGAAACGATTTATAGCAAAATCAAAGACCACGAGGGCGTTAAACTCGTATCTGATATAGACGTGGAAAGCTTAAAAGTGGAGCGTGAAAAGCTTCTTAAAAGACTTGCAGAAATAGACAGTTTACTTGCAATATGAAAGCGATTGTGTGTATAAAACTAATATAATAAATATAAATACTCCTATTAATCACATTGATTGATAGGAGTATTTCTTTATGCAGGAATAAATATAGGAGGAATAAATATGAAAAATGAAAATACGAATACATTACTTTTTGTGAAAATGCTAGACAACGATCGTAAAGAAGAGCTACGGAAGATAGAGGAAGAACAAGATTATAATATGCGGAAGGCATATTTAAAAGCAAAACGCCGTCAAAGGCTCAGAGAAGAACGCCAGAGAAAAGTTAGAATGATAGTGAAGAACGTTGTCTATGGTGGTTTTGGCTTGCTCTTTACAAGCGTTATGTTGATAGCAGGAATAATATTTACATTGTGTATATGATGGGAGTGAATGAAAATGAATATTAGTACGGCTCAAACTTGCAAAATTTTCGATTTATCGGATAGACTTCCGACAGGAATACAGATAACAAAACAGCCAGAGCGAAAAAAAGGTCATAGAAATGCTATTACAAAACATACGGCAAGCAGGCAGAAGTCTGCAAGCTGGTTCAGACCTGATGATCTAAATGTGATTTTGGAAGATTTGTTTCAGAGTAAAAAATATTTTAAGGCAAATATTATAATTTTTGCTTGCAACTCAGGCTATCGTTACGGAGATATAATGACCTTGAGGGTCAAGGATTTAACCGATAACAACGGCAAAATTGTAGATTACTTGACATTACAAGAGGACAAGACGGACAAATGGAGAACGGCATGGCTTTGTGATACTGTGAAGAAAATGCTGAGTTTTATAATCAAGTATTATGGACTTGACCCAGAAGATTATATTTTTCAGAGTGGAGAACGTAAGAGGAAGTATATTGAGGACATTTTCTTGAATGAGGACGGAGAAGAAGAAATTATATATACTAATGAGAAGTATGATTGGAACGGCAGACTACTCAGAATAGCTCCTATGGAACTTAATTCCGTTACAACATTTCTAAAGAATATAACCGCCAAACACGGCATAGAAGGTAAATATAGCACTCACAGCTTTAGGCAGACACATTCCGTTTATATTAGTTGTATTCAAAAAGGCAGTGAAGATGTTATTAGAGATTTGCGTATTGCCTGTCAGAGCTTAGGACATTCTGATTTGAGGATAACTGAGCAACATTATAGTGGCTGCGATAGCAGACTCGTAAAAGAGCAAATGTTAAAAATGGAAGTGGGCAAGGAAGTTGTGGATAAGTATGTAAAATAAAAAGGGACTTTTAAAAGTCCCTTTAGCATTTCTTGTGGCGTTCTTTACTCCTCTGTACTGCTAGAGCATTTTTAGATTGATTAACCTTGTATTGAGGTCTGTTGCGTGGGAGATAGGCTTTCACAACATTAACATTCATATTCATTAAGTCGGCAATTTCATTAGCCGACTTCCCTTCTTTGTGGTATTGAGTGATTTTGGCGTGGGTATTGTTGACTATAATACCTAAACTAGAAAGACTTTTAATAACTCTTTGCCATGAGATACCGAGTTTAATGGCAACTCCTCTCACGGATTTAATTGAGTTCCAATATGATAATATTTCTTGGTCTGTTATTGATTTAATTTCGGACATATGAATACCTCTTTTGTTTAATTGTTAATTTCGTCTAATAGTTTTCTTTTAACATCGGTAATATGTTGACGGAAGAAATTTGGATTGGCATTTTCATAACTTAAAATTCTTTGGAGTTTATATTTCAGAGCAGACAGAAGATTGTTGTTTTCAATGACATATTGTTGTTTATCATAGCCCTCATAAATTCTGTCTATGTAGACATCTGTTACAGGAAAAGCATCACTAATAAAGAAAATAGATTTGGTGGTTGTCTTGCCAATGTGATAAAAGCAAGAAGCAATATTTCTTGGATCTTTGTTTATATAGGAATAAATACGATTAATAGCTTTAGTGTCACGATGATTTACTTTGCCTACAGGTATTGCCCAATACAATTTGGAATTTTCGGTGGACTTAATCAAACAAACAATGGGTCTTTCCTTGCAATCATTCCAAGTTCCTCCTACATCTCGAATAAGTTGATAATAGTCGGGTGTAATAAAGTACATACCATGTTCCGTCATATTTTGACACTCCTAATACAAAAAATATGCTGTCACTTCAGATTAACCAAAATGACAGCATCACTACAATGTTTCTGTGTCGCACATTGCGAAGCGTAAATTGAATACTACAATGTTACTTTGCCGTACATTGTGAAACGTAATTGTATCTACAATGTTTCTGTGTCGCACATTGCGAAGCGTAAATTAGAGATGATAGAGATAATCTTTCATCATTTATAGTATAGCATACTATACTCATTTTGTCAATACTATTTTGTGGAACTTTGTAAAATTTATTCGTTAGTTTGTGACAAGCTTCCTATTTTACTGTGTTTATCTGCTACGATAATCGTTTATAAGACTATTATTGTTTTCAATGGAACTTTGATTATTGGATATACAAGTGTTATAATAATCAATATTACTTTGACTTTCTGATATAAGTTCATTGTACACGTCAACAACTCTTTGGCAATCGTCTAAGTGAGATTGAGCCTTTGAAACTGCTTCGGAGTCAACTTCTGTAGTCCAACCGCCATCACCATAAACTTTAACCATTTTCTTATTGGCGTTTTCAAGCTGTATTTTAGCCTCCTCAACATCATCTTCGGCATCCGATTTATAGATTTCATAGATGGAAATATCAGATTGCTCATTGTTTATTTCGTTCTGATAGGTGGAGATTTCACCCTGTAGGCGATTATTTTCTTGCTCTAAAGCACTTATTTCAGAACTATAATCATGCGTGGTAGTTGTAGTTGTCGTTGTGGTTGTAGTCGTTGTGGTAGTAGTTGATGATTTGGAAGTGGTTGTGGTAGTTGATGGTTTGGTTGTTGTCAAAGTATGAGAAGTTGTTGTGGGAGTGGTGGTTGTTGTAATTGTTGTAGTGGTAGTGAAATTACTGTCAGATATGGAACTTGTTGTTTTACTATTACATGAGGACAATGCTAATATTGTCATGAGTGCAATAAGAATTAATTTTATTTTGCTCATTTTTTATTTCCTCCAATTTCTAAGATTAATTAGAATTACTTTTTATAAGAAAATTTTAGCATATTTTAGGCTGAAAATCAAGATTTAGGGTTTAAGTGTAATATCTCAGAAACTAAAATTGTGTATTTCAACAAAAAATACGCTAGAATTTTGTGAAAGATTTTTATTTTTATATGGTTGACAAACATATAAAAATAAATTATACTATAATAAAAGGCAGGTGAGAAAATAATAATGGATAGAAAACCGTTCACAACAACAATAGACAGCGAAATTCAAAATCAGTTCAAGTCAAAATGTGCTATTAACGGCATTAAAATGAACGATTTGTTGGAAACATTCATGAAAATGTATGTAGATGACAAGTTTGAATTGGTACTAAGGCTAAACGAAACTAAAACTATTGTTGGCAAATAAAAAACAACTCTGCTGTCCGTGGAAAGTCAAGCAGAGTTGTCAGGTGAACAAAAGTACACAAGCACATTACTTATAGTAATGGTGTTTTGACAAGTGTTACTTCTGGTAAATATATTATATCATGAGTAAACACTGCTGTCAAGAACTATTTCTTTGACAATAGTGTATTTTTATGCTTGCAAGCAGGAAATTTCAAACAACAATGTAAATTAAGAACAGAAAGGACAAAGAAAATGGACGGAATTAAAACATTCACAAACAAGGAATTTGGAACAGTGAGGACAATAGTTAAGGACGGAGAGCCTTGGTTTGTCGGAAAAGATGTGGCTGAGATTTTGGGGTATACAAAGGCAAGAAATGCCATTGCAAGGCACGTTGATGATGATGATAAAAATGACGCCCCATTTCAGGGCGTCCTTGGTGGAAAGCAAACAATGACTATCATTAATGAGTCTGGCTTGTATTCTCTTATTCTCGGAAGTAAGCTACCAAAGGCTAAAACATTTAAACGTTGGGTCACTTCAGAAGCTCTCCCGACTATACGCAAGACAGGCGGCTATGTAGCCAATGACGAGATATTCATTAACACTTATCTACCGAATGCCGATGCTCAGACGAGAGAACTGTTCAGGCTCAATCTATCAACGATCAGACAGCTTAATAATAAGATAGAGCAGGATAAACCTCTTGTGGACTTTGCAAGTCATATACAAACTTCTGAAGATTGTATATCAATGAACGATATGGCGAAGCTGGCAACTAAGAATGGAATAAAGATAGGTAGAACAAGGCTGTTTAATTTCCTAAGAGAGAAGAAAGTGTTAGGCTGTAAGGACGGTCATAAGAATATGCCTTATCAAAGGTACATAGACACTCAGCCATGGTTTCAGCTTAAAGAAAGCTCATACATACAGAATGGCGAAGTCAGAATAGGACTCACTCCTATGGTAACGCCAAAGGGTCAGAGCGGTATTATTAGAATGTTGAGAAAGTGTGATGTAACAGGCTAAAGTAAATAAAATGCAAGTTTTGTTTTCAAATCTTGCAAAAATTAGAAAAGAAAGGAACAACAAACAAAATGAACATAAACAAATTTAGAAGGCTGCTTGCCGAGCGTGGGTTTTCATATTCACGCAGAGGTAAAGGGTCGCATGAGATATGGGTAAATGAGAATGGAGAGTCTTTTTCATTCCCATCAACCCGAAAAGAAGTGTATATCGGAATTGTATGGAACTTCCGAAGAAACTATTGTCGCTGTTAAATCGTGTATTTATTTTTGGAAATAATTTATCATTGATTTAAGCATTGAATGGTGATAAAATTAAGGCAGCGGGAATTAGTTTCACTAATATTTACCTTAATTGAGTGGTAAAATATACTGTACAAAATAATGGACATAAATCACTTGACAGAACATTTGTTTTATAGTATAGTATAAGCATATTAGAACAGATGTTCTTTTACAAAGATTAAAATTAAAAGGGAGTTGTAAAAATGGTCTTACAAGAATTGATAAAATTAGTATGCAATAAATGCTATAACGAATTTATACTTACAAACAACAAAAATAATGACAAAATATACGGAACAGCTCTGAAGCTAACTGACAATCCAATTATTAAAGAAGAATATAGGGGTGGTTTTGAGGATTTACAAGATATTTGTGGGATAGATCATGGTTTTCTATGCTTGGAGCTAGACAGGACACAAGATTTAGTTCTACTTGATTACTGCATGACGATTGGTCGGCTTGAATATGACTTTTCATCAGCTATTATAAGCATTGCAAGAGATACTATTATAATAGGAATACATGATGTCACTTTAACTATTTCCTGCCGATACGTTCCTGAACGTTTAGTGGCTTCTATGCCACTCTTTCCGCTAGAGAAAAAGCAGTGGGTTGAAATTACGGAATTACTGAAAGAAGATTATATTGATGAAACTAGGTCAAGCGTTGAGAATGATAAGATTACATTACTTATCGACACATATGCACTAGGCAATCTTAATAAGAGTCAGATCAGTAACTTGCAATATCTATATTTTGAATTGCTAAATATAGATAAGCTATGCGAAATACTCGATTGCGGAACTTTGGCTGTTGACCATAATCGAGCCGCTACACCCTATATAATGTATGACAAGCTGCATAAGAAATGTTTTATTGGCTTGTGGAGTTTGCAAGAGAATAGATGCTTGAGCAAATTTAATGCAGATATGTTTTACAAGAAAAGCTACATAGAGCCAATTATCATTAATTTGTGTAATATTTTTGAGAAAAGAGAAAAGATAGCAACGCTTAATATTTCTATGTTTGGAAATGATTTAGGCTCAATGGAAATATTAAGATAGATTTAACATTATATTCATCAAAATACAATGAATATTAAAAGTTGTACGGTTATAATATAGAAAAAGAAGAAAAATAAACAACGACAACAACAAAACGTTAAATAAAAAGAAAGGAGGACGTTGTTTATGGAAAAAATTTGTTTTAAAGAAAATAACACAAAAATATGTGACAGAGAGATAACAAGAGGAGATTTGATTTTGGTAAGCTTTCCTGATGTAGGAGGTTCTGTACAGGCAGGGGTGCGTCCAGCAATAGTTGTGCAAAATAACATTGGAAATAAATATTCACCATGTTTAATAGTCGCACCGCTAACATCAAATGTTTCAAAAAATAAAACATACTTCCCTACTCATGTCCTGCTTAACAAAACGAGTGGAGTGGCTAAAACAAGCGTCGTTCTATGTGAACAACTTGCTACGATTAGCAAGACAAAGATAGTTAATTATTTGGGTCACTTAACTCCGAATGAAATGAGAAGAATCTCTCAAGCAATTTGCATTTCTCTTGCATTAACTTCACACGATGTTAGTGCTAACCAAAAACTAGCTTGACTTTTAACCGTTTTTTTGGTATAATACATATAATAATTAGTACAATATTTTCCTATAATAGATTGCTTTTTGTTATATGTATTATATTTGGAAGGACGGTTTTATTATGACAAAAGAAGAGTTGGAATTTTCGATACATCAATATATCGAAAAGGAAGCGAATATTACCAGCGATACAACGTTAAAGAAAAAAGCATCAACTTTGAACAGTTTTTTGAAAAAATACAATGAAGAAAAGACACTTCATGATAATATTGCTAACTTTTTAAAAGATAATTCGACTCTTGGTAGTTTTAGGATCAGTAAAATGCTGCTAAAGAGTTGGCTCAGTTTTGCAGATATAAATTGCGATATTGAAGATATACAATTTCAAGTAAATTTTATCACTGATATTGAAGAACTGAATGATGCTATTGACAAGGCGATGAATAACCCTGATATAGACATATGGTCAGTAGAGGTAAGTGCGTATTCCTGTTACATCAAGTTAATGTGCCATTTATTATGGATTGGAGTTCCAAAAAGTGCTTTATCTAAAATAAAAAAAGGCGACTACGATATTGATAGGCAGGTTCTATGGGTAAAACAGCAGAATGGGAAAAGGCAAACAATAGATTTAACCTCTGAATATTTTTCAGATGTATCTAATATGCTGCATAAAGAGTTATGTAATAATATTTATTCATTGCATTTTGGGAAAGAACTGCAAAATATCTGTGGTAAATCGAGAGATGTAACCACATATAATAATACTAACATATCAAAAGCATATAACACAAATGATTATTTATTTCGTCCTATATCCAGTGGCACTAGCTCGGTTAATGTTGTTAATAGTATTAGGAGAATTATTGTGCCAAAAATTTACCTGAAATTAAATATTATTAGTAAATCGGGTTTCTTTTATAGAGCGAATAAATATTTATTAAACGTGTACAGAACGGAAGATATTGGGGGTAAGAATGGCAAGAACTTGAGTCAAGCATTAGATTTCTTTGATTATAATTTAACTCGTAAGGGTATTGTGCAAGAATATAAAATATATTTGGAGCAATGTTCTAAGAGATCAAAAATCTAAATTTTAACACAGAAACGAGATCGTTAAGGTCTCGTTTTTTTATTATCTATAATTATTAATATTTTGTAAACTTTGGTCTATACATGTTGACACATCTCAAAAGTAGTAGTATACTATAATCATAATCTCAAATGTAGCACGGTAGAATTAACATAAGACGTGTCACTGTGGTGGAATAGGTATACACAAGGAACTTAAAATTCCTCGGAAAAATCCATGCGAGTTCGAGTCTCGTCAGTGACACCAGTACAGTTTGCCAATGCCGTACAAAGCAAATTGGCATAGCAGGTACAGAGCTTATCCCACCATAAGGGAATGTAGTGTGATACCTGCACTTGCAACTTTAGCTCAGTTGGTAGAGCATTTGACTTTTAATCAAAGGGTCAGGGGTTCGAGTCCCCTAAGTTGCACCAAGTCGGTTACGGTTGCCGACAACAATAACGGTTTATCAATTAAAATTACACTGATTACAAATTACAAACTAATCTGTATGTAAAGGTAGGTGAACAAAAAGGTACTGTGAAAGCAGTACCAACATTGGACTATAGCCAAGTGGTAAGGCAAGAGACTTTGACTCTCTCATTCCGCTGGTTCGAATCCAGCTAGTCCAACCAAAATATTTTGTAACGTATTTTAGGGTACAAATATAAAATAACGTAAAATAAAGGCGGTGAGAAAATGATTAAACTTTACTTGATGAAATACGGTGAGAAAAGTATGAGCAAAAAAGATTATAGGGAGTTATAAAACTCCACAAGAATGTAATCAGGCTATGAACGATTATATCATAGACAACGCATTGTGTAATGTAGAACGCTATAGGCGTTATTGGTTTAAAGATATGGAACTTATGGTGGACTATGGTTCGCATTGGAAATTCTTTAAGATGAAGCCAACGTGCGAGAAATCAGCAGACGAACTGCAAAATTGGGTCTGTGGCGATGAATAAACAAAAAAATAAGCCACTCAAAAGAGTGGCTTACGAATGAATATTAGATGTATTTATTGACTTTGTGATTTATAAATTTAAAGATACCTGTTACGATCGGGGCAATAAGAACAAATCCCAAGAATGGAACGTTGATTATTAGTTGTTTACACATATTGCCTATAAACAATATTGCACTTAGTAAACTATTGAATATTTCTAACATATTTTCACCACCTTTCGTTTACTTCAAGTTGTTTACCTTTTTGTTTTATTATAACATGGGTCAATTAACTTGTCAACGCCATTAACGCATATCTCATCTTTTATACACAATTTATACACAAACTATCACATAGTTTACATTTTACATATGAGGAGAATTATATATGATTATACTTTTATTTATTATATCAATCACTATACTTATAATATCTATAATATTTTATAAGAAATGTAACGAAGCTAGAAAAGATAACACAGGATGGTTTACTCCTTTAAAGAAAATAAGTCAGAAATCCCACTGGCTTTAGACGGTGGGTAGTTCACAATCAGATGAGCTTGTAAAGAAACAGATAAAGGTGTATCAAGATAATAATAAGAAGATAACTGAGTTGAAGGAAAAGCAGATAAATGCAAAAGCTTCTAAGTGGTGGCTTTATTTTGGAGGGTAAAAAATGAGATTTAGTGGATATGATAGATTTAGTGGATATGATATAGGAGATAAAGTAATATATGTAAGTTCTTTTACCAAGCCTATGATAGGTAAAGTTATTTATCGTATAAATGACAATTATCTTGTAGACCTTTCTGATAATACAAGAAGATGGGCAACAGATAGAGAATTGAAGAGATATGGCGAAAAGAATGACTATCTTAACGTTGTTAATAAATATATAAAAGGAAGAAAATATAGATGTATTAAAGATTATATTTTTAGTGACTCTATTTTTGAGGGTGCTTTTATAGAAACAATACCAACAAATACTGAATTTACTATTGATATACTCTTTTCATATACAAAGATTATACCCATTAATGAATATATAACTATTATTTATGTTGCTTTACGCCCCATTGCTTGGAAACCTAAATATGAAACTAATATATTAGGCGGTACAATAAACATTGTTTGGGAAGATTTCGTAAAATATTTTGAACTTGTAAAGTAGGTGATTATATGGGTATGGATTATAAATATAGTGGTAGTGCGAGTTATGGTCGTTTTGATAAAGAGTTGTGTGCAGTTGCAGAGATATTTGGTGCGGTTAAGACAGATAATCTTAAAACAAGGGAAACTGATGTAGCTAGATTTAATTCAAAGCATAATATGTTTTACAATGTCTTTGGTACATATAGCATTTTAAAAGCAGATGAACTTAAATTTTTATTTCCGAAAGATACTAATAAAACATTGGTAAAGTGGTTTCAGAATGTTTATGGCAAATTTACGGTTGAAGAAACAAAGGAAATATTTGAGCAAATGCGTAAGCATCCTGATATTGAGATAATATCACAACAAATATGGAATGAATTATTGTTTTGTAGTAAGAATAATCTACCTTGGCACATTCTTCGTTAGAGTGTTTACTACAATGTTTCAGCAATTAGCAGCCATGCTGTTGACATAGATTTTATTCTTAATTCCGCTCTGAAAAGAGCGTTAAAAAATACACATTTTATCATAGAAAAAAAATAAAGGAGTTTAATGAGCATGAACAAAAGAAAATTTAAAATCGGAGAACTTTATCGAGTTGGTTTAGATAGTTTCGGTGATAGAATGACCGAAACTGGAAACATAATAAGGATTAAAGCAATAGAGTATATATACAATAATAAAATGGTTAGGTATCAAACAGTTAAGCCAAATGGTGGCGATAGTATGTTTTATATTTATAGCAGTTTTGCTAACTGTTTAAAGAAAATATCGTCCGATATTGACCGTGAAATTCAGATTACTTTCCACGATAAGACAACGGTTGCGAAAATGAAAGAATACGGCAAGGTAGTAAGAGTTGGCACTTCAAAATGTTGTTCTGATGATACATATAGTGCATATATTGGTGCTTTGCTTGCCTTGGCTAGAATATATTTTCCTAACGCTAGTTGTGATAATAAAGAGATACGTTTTTTTAATACTAAAATAAACCCTAAAGAAAAATCTGAGTATAGATGTGATAAGCAGTTCTCGCACTCTGATATAAATAAAGCAATATACAATTTAATTAGTAGATATGACATTGCTGATACATGGGTAGCAGAGTCACTGAATAATTTCGGCACTGCGTTGCATGAAGAACTTGAAAATATGAAGGAGGGCAAGTAATGGAAACATATAACCCAAAGGACGGCAGAAATTGGCACGAGATTAAATATACATTACAACACGGTAAGTATAAGGGTTGGTTTACTACTGAGGTTGGTGGCACTTGTCGAGGAGCTGATCTTCTTGACCCAGATATTTTTGCTACAATGTGTAGTGTTGATATCGTTTCAAGCAACTGCGAATTTGAGGTTGACGAAGATAACGAGAGCTTTTCTTGTAGATTGCACGATGATAATGGCAATGACCTTTTCTTTGATTGTTGTGATGAAGAGGATATGAGGGAAATGTTAGTATCAATAGAAATCATTAACGTTAGATAAACTAAATTTAATGTGCTTTAGAAAGAAGGCATGATAAGATGGTGTGATTTTGAGTTCGCAAAATGATAATTTTATTTGACAACAAAATTTGATAAATACATAAAAGGAGAATAAAATGGCTGAAAAGAAAAATAATAAGGGTCTTGGACTTCAGGAAACAAAGGGTAGTTTTCAGATTAGAGGTAAACTGACAGGCTGTGATAAGGACAAGTTCTATACAGAACTGACAACCTCTACAGGCAAGCCAATGAGAATGGTTAATGTCGGTGTAGAAATTGATAAGAATAAGTCTGTATATATAAATCTAAACGGCATGGAAAGAGATGTAGTATACTTCTCTAAGACCGAGGGCAAGGGTAAGGATAGAAAGACAACAACAGAAAAGGTAAAGTGGGCTGACAGATTTACTTTTAACAAAAAGGACTTTAGACCTATTGGAATTAATCTTGGCTTGACAAAGGTGGTTGACTCAATGGGCAAGGAAGGAAATGATAAGAAGATACTTGTTGAATATGATGCTTGTAAGTATATAGCAGATAATGCAAAGGACGGTATGTCCGTATTTGTCAGAGGAAAGAATGAGTTTTCCACCTATCAGGATAGACACCAGACCAGATTTGTTCCGTCACAGATTTCACTTTGCAAGGACGTAGATTTTGATGCAGAGGACTTCAATGTAATTGGCAATTTCGAGCAGGTCATCGTGTTCATGGGCATTGAAAAGAATGACGAGGGTAACTTCACTGTATCTGCAAAGATTGTAACATACAATTCTATAGAAGATGCAGAGTTCATTATTGATAAGAGTAAATCAAAGTTTGCAAGCACTCTAAGAAAGCTCAAGCCATATACAGCCCTCAAAGTCTTTGGTGATATTGTGATAGAACATGATATTGAAGAAATTGAGGAAGATGATGATGACGGTTGGGGCGAAAGCAACCCTATGGATAGAGTAAACAATCCAACAAAGAGAATACTTCTGATTACCGGAGCTGATAAGGATAGCGTAGATACAGAGCTATATTCGGAGGAGATAATTGACAAGGCTGTGGCAAAGACAAAGGCTACCGAAAATGCAAATAAGGACTTTGGCTCTGATGATAATGACTGGGGTTCTGTTTCAGACAATGATCTGACAGACGAGGACGATGAGTGGTAAATTGTTATTACTAACCATTATTGATAACGAAACGATAAAATAAAAGGAGATAAAAATATGGCTAGAGCAAGAAAAGCAGCACAGACACAGAGTAAGCTTCAGATGATACTTTTTGGAGAAGAAGGTACAGGCAAGTCAACGCTTGCCTTGCAGCTTGCTTATTTTAAAAGACCTGACGGCAAGCCGTTTAGAGTTCTTTACATAGATAATGAGTGTGGTTCTATTGATGATTTTATCGGTGGACTTGAGGCTGACGGCATTAACACTGAGAATATTTATATCGTGTACACTCAATCCCTTGGTGAAACAAGAGAATACATAAATAAGGTTAAGAACAAGGAAGATTTTCATGTTCTCGATGATGAGGGTAACGAAACAGACGAGATTGTACTTGACGGAGATGGTGAACCATTCAGAGCTGATGCTATTGTAGTTGATGGTACAACTATTCTTAACCTGACAACTAAGCAGAAAACTGTGTATATTATTCTTTAATATGTGCAGAAAACTGTGCTAATATAGCGATATGTTAGTAACCATAATTTTAATTGTTGAGTAGATAAAACATAAAGAAGGATGTGACTTAATGCAAAAGTCAGAAAGGTGGATGTCACAAGAAAAATATGAAAAAAGAATACTTGAAATAATAGAACGTGAGGCTATTCCTTATGAATATCTTGGAATGGATGAGTATATTGGGAACAAAACAAAAGTTAATTTCCGATGTAAAATACATAATAATGTGTTTAAAACGGTAATTAATAATTTTTTAACAAGACATTCGGGATGCTGTGAATGTAGCCAAAATAAAAGATGGAACTGGCAGGAACGTATTCAACAGTGTGAAGAAAGAATAAGAAAAGAAAATCTTCCATACACTTTCACTATTGATAAAACAAAATATAAAAATCAACGTTCGCCAATTAATATTCATTGTAATCATTGCGATAAAGATTGGACAACAACTATCGCACAATTTCTTAACAAAAAAATGTAAATGTCCCTCATGTACTCCTTATCACAGACGATATTCTATTGAAGATAGAAAAAAACAAGTTCTGCAAATAATTGATTTAGAAAAATTGGATTACCGTTTAATAAAAATCGATGATGATTATAACACAAAGTATTCAATGACTAAATTGCACTTGTATTGTAACAAATACGAATGTGAGTGGACAACAAAAATAAACGATTTCGTAAATTCAGGTCATCGTTGTCCACATTGTAACAAGTCGACAGGAGAAACAAAAATTTCTACTTTCTTAAAAGAACATAATGTGAATTTTGAAAGAGAATACAGATTTAATGACTGTAAATATAAATACCGATTGCCATTTGATTTTTATTTACAGGAATATAATCTTTGTATTGAATATGATGGCATACAGCATTTTAAACCAGTTACATTTGCAGGAAAAAATGATTTATTTTGTACTGAAAGATTTAGGCAAACAGTAGAAAAAGATAATATTAAAAATCAGTTTTGTTTAGACAGAGGAATTAAATTGCTCAGATTTAATTATCTACATTCAGATAGTTATATACAAAACACATTACTCAACGAATTAAAATTAGAAGATGTTAAATGCGAGGAAATCTTAAAGGCTTAATCTACCACACTATATAATTGAAAACGATAAAATAGAATGGTTACGAAAGTAGAAAAAAAGATTAAGTATGCTCTATGGTTAAATCCTAATGAGTAGCTGTTTGTACAGCAAAGTTGATGTTTCGCAGGGAATTTCCTAAGTTGCATATGCAATATGGAAAACCTTCAACGACTATCTCACTTGGTTGGTGAGAGTAAACCCACAAGCTAATGGTGGAAGAAAAATATCACTCTTTTAATTTGAAAGAGGAACATATAGTCTGCACTTGTATGAAAATACAAGAAGTTCATAAGAGAACTGCTACAGTTTTGCGAGCTGTAGTGAACATAATGGGCACTTGTGGAGTTCTCTAAGAAGAGAAACACTGTCAAAGCAAAGAAAAAGGAACTAACTGGCATTGAAAAAACTGTAACTATTGAAGGTGCAGGACTTGAACTTAAAGATTATCAGACAATCAATTTTAAGGGACAGGACTTGATACTTGATCTTATGTCTTGTGGCGCACACTTTATTGTGACCGCAAGAGAAACAGACGAAAAGGTTTCAGTAAAGGGTGATGACGGCAAGATTACAAGTGTTGCAACAGGCAGAAAAATTCCTGACGGCTTTAAGCAGATGAACTATAATGTTAAAACTGTTGTAAGAATGTACATTAATGAGGATAACAATTTCTGTGCGTATATCAGCAAGGACAGAACAGGTGTCCACGACAAGGAAACAGTTGAAGATTTGTCACTTGTTGATTGGCAGGTGATTATTGATAGAACAAAGGACAAGAAAGAGTTTTCTGTTAAGAATGATCTCACAAAGGCTGTCGATATTGAGCAGGATATTTATACAAAGGAAGTTATGGGCAAGGTTGGAGAACCAGTTGATAGTATTGAAACAAATGAAAACTCTGCCGAAAATCAGACAACAGAACTTCTTGATAAGATTTCAGCCGTTATGAAAAGTCTTAATCCTGTCGGTAAGACAAAGGCAAAGGAGGCTCTTTCTGCCGAAAGTCTGCCTGTTAAGTCAACAGAAATGAAGAAGATTACAGATATTAAGACTCTTGAAAGGGTTCTTGAAGTTATTTCTAAGATTTAATTTTTTATAAATGAAGCAGTGAGGGTTATTCCCTCACTTGCCTTTATTTAGTTATTTTGATTAAGGCGGTGAAATACTTGGCAAAAAGAAGAACAAAAGAACAGATAGAGAAAGACAAACAGGACAAAAAAACAAGAATACAATTTACAGATTGGCTATATAAACAATATGATATTTCATTCTTACCAAAATATTTTTTTATAAATCTCGACAAGGTATATAAAGGCACTTACAAGAATTTGAATAAACCTGTTCCTGTCGAAGATTTATGGGATATGTGGCGAAAGAAAATGTCATTTCTTCGTAAAGTACACGAGTTTAATACTCGTAAAGGTAAAAAAATCGAAGGTGCAGCGTTAGTTACATATGATCTCGCTATTATCCTATCTAAATATGATGGTTATTTGAAATGGAAAGAAGAACAGGCATTGGCTAAAACAGGTACAAGCGAAGAACAAGTTAATATAGATTATGAAAAAATGGCAACATCAAAATTTCCCAAAGAACGTGATAACAATAATGATAGCCTTGATATTGACAGCATCATTGATGAAATTTAGGTAGGTGACAAACATGGATATTATAACAAACGTTCCTACCGAAGTTCTATTTGTGGGTTGTATTTACAAACAGCCTGATTTGCTGGTAAATTACGGACAATATATACGTAGTAAATACGATTTTTCAGATGAAGTCACTCGTTTTTTTTACGATTCGGCTGAAATAATCTACAAAACTAGAACACAAACATTCAATAAAACTACTATTTTAACTTATTTTTCAGAAGAGCCTGAAAGACTTTCTTTGTACAAAAAGTATGGTGGTTGGAAAACTCTTGACAGTTGGATGAAAATTGCTATAACTGATGACATTGGCAAGTATCAGGAAATCATTAAAAAGTATTCTTTGTTAAGAGAATATCAAAGAAATGGCTTTGATATTACAAAAATTGTAGAACATAAGAAATTTGAACAATTTACGGCTTCAGACATATATAGATTAATCAGAGGTAAAGCAGATAGAATACATACGGTAATTTTAACAAACCAAGAAGCCGAAATTCTGAATAGTCATATTAAACAATCGCTTATTGCGTGTATGGAGAAGCCTGATTTGGGTGTGTCACTTCCCTTTCCCATTTTAAATGATATATTCAGAGGGTGTAAATTAGGCTCGACAATGGCGATGGGAATGCTTTCTAATGCAGGAAAATCACGATTTATGACAAAAATCATTGCCTATTTAACACTTGTCAAACATGAAAGAGTATTTGTCATGCTTAATGAAATGGGCGTTGATGATCTCAGAAAATGTCTGATAACAACGTGTATAAACAACACTGAATTTCAAAAGCTGCATGGTATAAAGTTGAAGAAGCCCGAAAAGGAATTAACACTTGGTTTGTACAAGGATAAATCAGGTGAATACATATATCATAAAACAGACGATTGGGGAGAGCCAACAGAAACTTTGCAAGAGTACATTCAAAAGGTCGCTGAAAATTCAGAGGAATATGTAAAAATAATGAAAATTGCTGAATGGATTGAGGCTGAAACTAATGAACTTATTCTCGTTAAGGATATGGCTGGTGGTTATGACGATAAGACACTGGAGTTTGAAATAAGAAAAGCTAATCTAACTCATGGTGCGAAATACTTCTTTTACGATACCTGCAAGCAAGACACGCAAGCTACAGGAGATTGGGCGGCTTTAAAAGCAACGGTGACAAAACTCACTGATTTAGCGAAGCAACTAAATATGTTTGGTTATCTCTCAATTCAGCTTACAGACGATACGGAGTTTTGTAAGCCTGACGAACTAAACTCAAATAACATTGCCAATGCAAAACAGTTAAAGCATATTATATGGACTATGACGTTATTCAAAGAAATATCTGTTGGTGACTTTCATAAATATCGTTATGTTCAGCATGACGCTGAATGGGGTAAAGATGTTGAATGTGAACTTAAAGTTGGTAAGAGGTATTATGTGGGTAATGTAGACAAAAACAGATTTGGTTGTAAAAAGAAAGTTGTATTTGAAGTTGACCTAGATTTGAACACTTGGTATGAAGTCGGAGAACTAAGAAGAAAGTGAGGATAAAATGGATGTTTCTGTCCTCAAAGAAAAGATACTAGAGAACAATTATGTTCCTGTCATACTTGACGAAATAGGTTGTCACCATATTTCCTGTAAAACAGGTTATGTTCAGTGCGGAAATCCTGATGGGGATAATCAAGGGGCGATCACTGTTTATCTCAATGAAGGTCTTTTAACTGTTGACTACACACGAGAAATACATAGTAGTTCAAACTTGGATAAGATAGATATTTTTGACCTTGTGCAATTTTTTTGCAGTTGTACGTTTTATGAAGCTGTTCGCAAAGTTTGTAATTGGTGCGGCATTAACTATTATAAAGATGAATATAACGATTTGCCTGAAAGTCTAAAGTTTACGAAATTTATTTCTGAAATGGCAGACGATGAGTCTAGTTACGAAGAAATGCAACCTTTAAAGCCGATTAAGGAAAATGTTCTATCATACTACTTCCCTGCCGTAAATGATTTCTTTTTAAGGGACAACATATCATACAGCACACAAATGCTGTTTGAAATAGGTTATGACGATGTTTCCAATCGAATTACAATTCCTGTAAGAGATGAAATGGGAACATTGGTAGGTGTTAAAGGTAGACTATTTTTAAAGCAAGAAGAAATGACAGAAGAAGAACAAAGAGTTAAGTATATATATTTGGAGCGTTGCAACAGAGCTAGAATGTTATATGGACTTTATTTATCCGAAAAATATATAGCTCGAACAGGCTACGTTTATGTGGTTGAAGCTGAAAAAGGTGTTATGCAACTTTGGAACATGGGAATAAAGAATTGTGTAGCAACTTGTGGCAAGAAAATAAGCCAATATCAAATAAATATGCTGGCAAGGTTGAGTTCTCATATTATATTTTGCTTTGATAAAGACGTAACCGTAGACGAGTTAAACGATATAGCTGACAAATTTCTGGATTGTATTCAAATAAGTGCTATTGTTGACACTGATAATTTACTTGAAGAAAAAGAAAGTCCAACAGATAATCCTGATAAGTTTAAACAGTTGATTACCAAATATACGCAAGTTATAAAGAATGGGAAGTGAAACAACAAAACATGAATTATAAAATAATAGGTAATAATGATTATTGCCATATTCCAATATCTATTTTTACTAATAGAGGAATAACTAACGTTAATGAATACACTCATTTAACCGATGATGTATTAATTTCTTATGACAATCTTGACAATATTACTGAAGCGGTTCAAATGCTAGATAGACACATTAAAAGCAATAGTAAAATGGCGATTATTGTTGATTGCGATGTTGACGGTCAGTGCAGTGCTGCTATGATGTACTGCTATTTGAAAAGATATAACAAAGAAATTGATATTACATATCTGATACATTCTGGAAAGCAACATGGTATTTCTTCTGAGATAGAAATACCTGAAGGCACAAAATTGTTGATTATTCCCGATGCAGGGAGCAATGATACTGAACAATGTAAGCAGTTGGCAAAACAAGGTATTGATATACTTGTTCTCGATCACCATGATATTGAAAGAACAAACCCATATGCGGTTATAGTGAACAATCAGTGTAGTTCAGAATACTCTAATAAAGAATTATGCGGTGCAGGAATTGTATATAAATTTCTACAAGCACTTGACGATTATTATTGGAACGACTATGCCGATGACTACCTTGACCTTGTGGCATTGGCTAATATTTCTGACATTATGGATTTACGTTCTTTTGAAACAAAAAGGCTTATTGACAAGGGTCTTTATAACGTCACAAATAAATGTTTTGAAGAATTTATTAATGCTCAAAATTATTCCATGAAAGGCAAGGTTAATCCTCATACTATTGCATTTTGTATTACTTCCCTGATAAACGCAATGTGTAGAGTTGGTGACATGGAAGAAAAGGACTTACTTTTCAGAGCGTTTATTGAACAGGACGAAGAATTTGAATATAAAAAACGTGGCGAAAGTGAAACTACAAAAGAAAATATTTATCAAAGAGTTGTAAGACTCTGTAAAAACGCTAAATCAAGACAGGATAATCAAGTGAAAAAGTTACTTCCTGCGTTAAGGAAAAGCGTAGCTAATGACGAAAATACAGTTTTATTCTTAAAAGGTAACAATATCCCAAGTGTATTTTCTGGATTGATAGCCATGAAAATGGCTAGTTATGCGAAAAAACCTTGTTTAATACTCCGCAAAGACGAAGAAAATAATGTATATAGAGGGTCTGCTAGAAACTTTGATAATAGCTATGTACCAGATCTAAAGGCTGATCTGCTTAAAACAGGTCTGTTTAATTGGTGTCAGGGTCACGCAAATGCTTTCGGTTTTGAGATAAAAGCTGAGAACGTGGTTGAAGCAATTAAAGTTTTAAATAAGAATATTAATTCAGACAATCCTTTGCCAATAGATTTTTGTTTCGATTATGACGAATTTAATATTGGAATGATTTCCGATGTTACATCATTGGAGAATTGTTACGGTACAGGAATCAAAGAGCCTTTATTTGTCATTAATAATATAGTTTTGGAGCATAGCCAAGGCGTTATCATGGGTAAAAATGAAGATACATGGAAGTTTATTACTGACGATAATATCGCAATTATCAAGTTCTGTAATCCTAGTGACGATAAAGTATTAGACTTTTTGAATGGATATGATGATGAAATGTGCATTAATGCACTCTGCCAGCTCAATGTATCTGAGTATAAGGGTGTAATTACCCCTCAGATAGTTATTTTAAAATACAAGGAGGCTGAAAATGTATAGTTCTTTGCATAACCATACAATGTACTCGTTACTGGACGGCTATGGTACACCAAAAGAAATGCTAGAGCAATGTCGAAAAGTCGGCATTAAAGCATATGCAGTTACGGAACATGGCAACCAATATTCATGGATATATTTCGATCAACTATCTAAAGAATATCCTGATATTAAGCTGATATATGGCGTAGAGCTGTATGAGTGCTTCGATACTGCCATAAAAGATAAAAACAATAAGTATTTCCATCTTATCGCTCTCGCAAAAAATGAGAACGGCAGAAAGGCTTTAAATAAAATTATCACTAAGTCAAATCTTGAAAATTTTTATTTTAAGCCTAGAGTACAGATTTCAGATATTGCTCCGTATGCAGAAGATTTAATTATTTGTTCTGCTTGTTTGGCTTCAAAATTAGCTAAAGAAAGTGATTTTAATATTTGTGTTAAGTATATCGACGAATACAAATCGGCATTTCCTAATTTCTATTTGGAAATGCAATCTCACAAATCAGAGGAGCAGGCTAATTACAATAAAAAGATTTTGAAACTATCTGAGGTAACAAACACTCCATACATAATTACTACAGATAGCCACGCAGCCACAAAGGAAGATTTATATTATCAGGGTAGGCACGTTCAGATAGCACATGACACTGAAACAATGTCAGAAAGTTATGAGGGCTGTTATCTGCAAAGTGAAGAAGAAATTCATACAACTATGGATAAACAAATTGGGGTAAATAATGTTACAAAAGGTTTAAATCAGACTAATGCTTTAGCTGATATGATAGAAGAAGTACATATGCCTTTTCAAAATCCACAGTTGCCAACATACCCCCTGCCAAGTGGATATAAGTCTAATAATGAATTTCTTTTACACCTTATTAATGAGGGGTGGAAAACTAGAAATTTTGACAAGCTTTCTAAAGAAGATCAGAAGATAATGAAAGATCGACTAGACTATGAAATGAACATTATTCATCAAATGAATTTTGACGGTTATTTCATTATTGTATGGGACTTTATTAATTATTCAAAAACTCATGGGGTTAAAATAGGTTCAGGACGTGGCTCTGGAGCAGGAAGCCTTGTGTGTTATACAATAGGTATAACTGATCTTAACCCTATTAAATATGGATTGATTTTTGAGCGTAGATAGGTTGCACTCGTTAAATTCCGTTAATTCGGTATCAGCAAACTAAGACTTCTCATTGAGAGCAAACCGATAATGAGACAAGACCATAGACGAATAAGCTGACTAAGAAACCCTAAACCTATAACTAGGTGAGATAAAGGGAATACCGAGCCAAATCTTTTAGTGATAAAAGAAAGTGTGTAACGACTAGGAAATGAGACTTTAGAGCCAATAATTTCCCACGAAGACGGAATAAAAACTTTAAATAAATGAATGAAGTTTGAAAAATATAGTCTAAACTGGGTTGGAAGTAACCAACAGATGAAAATGAGGGAAACCTCCAGAGCATAGGATAAAGAGCCTATGGTTAATAACAAATTGTTCCTCAATCCTGAGAGAGTTTCAATGCCAGATTGATTTTCGGTCGAGCATATGGGAAACCATATGTGTTAAGTGTGGTGAACCTATAAAATATAGGGTGTTAATTAAACAATTATTATAATTGTAACCGCAGGAAATGGCGGTGTGTTAATTAGCTAACAGGGAATATCTAAGTCGTTCTGTCTGACGATATGACAATCCTGTGCGAAGTTGTATTTTATGATTTAATAAAAGGTATAGCACTTTGTCAAATCATAAGTACAAAACGTCAAACGACTAGCTCAAAGGAGCGTAGGGTTAAGTGAAATTCTTGACTCGAAGTGCCACACACCTAAACGTATTGCTACAAGTGTGATACGCATGGTGAAGATATAGTCTATTCCTTACAGAAATGTAATGTAGTAAAGTTGGACATCGATGTTTCAGACAGACCTACAGTAATAAATTATCTCATTGACAAATATGGTGAAAATCGTGTTTGTCAAATTATAAACTTCTCGTATATAACACCTGTTGTTGCCATAAAAGATGTTGGCAAGATACTAGGTTTTAAATACGGTGAAAGGGATAAACTATCCAAAAAGTTTTCGTACAATACATTTCAAGAGTGTATTGATAACAATATAAACTACTTATCTGAACACCCTGAATACAGTGAGTTGCTTGATATAGCAGGCAAGTTGAGTGGTAGAGTTAAAACAGTTAGTTGCCACGCAGGTGGTGTCGGTATCGTTGATACTGACATTAGCGACTATATGGCAATGAAACTAGGCTCTGACGGAGAACACGTCATTCAAGTTGATAAAAGGCTTGTCGAACAAATAGGCATTATTAAGTTTGATATTCTTGGTGTTCAGACCTTAAAAATGGTACAGGAAATTCAAAATGACTTGCACTTATCTGAATATGATATAAATATCAACAACCCCAAATTTGAAAATGATAGAAGTCCATTTGAACTGTTAAACAAAGCATTGACGAATGGTGTGTTTCAGGTGGAAAGTGCAGGTATGAAAGACTTACTGCTCAGACTACAAGCAACTAACATGGAAGATTTGTCGGCTATTTTGGCATTGTATAGACCTGATTCAATGGGAGCTTTGGAGGAGTTTATTAAATGCAAGCATGATCCTTCACTTGTCACCTATATACACCCCGACATGAAGCCTATTTTGGAAAGCACTTACGGCTGCATGATCTATCAGGAACAACTTTTGGATATTGTAAGAACTTTTGGTGGCAGAAGCTATGGTGGAGCTGACTTATTCCGTAAGGCGATAGGCAAAAAGAATATTGAACTTGTTAAGCAAGAGTCAGAAAAACTGTACCAAGAAATTATTGACAATGGATATTCTCATGAAATTGCCAAAACGATTAGTGAAGAATTGAAAACTAAAGGTGGCTATCTGTTCAACAAATCGCATAGTTATAGCTACGCTGTTCTATGCTTTCAAACTGCTTATCTAAAAATAAATTATCCTGTTTATTTTTTCAAAGCACTATTTAATTTGAACAAAGATAAGGCAGGTATGGTGAATAAATACATTGTAGACTCTAAACAGTTTGGAGTAACTGTTTTACCACCTCATATTAATAAATCGCAAGTCGATTTTTCTATTTACGATAACAATGTGCTGTTTGGTTTTTCTGCGATTACAGGCATTGGTGAACGAATAGCCCAAGAGATTGTTGCTGATCGTGAGAAGAACGGCAAGTATAAAAACCTTCAAGACTTGCTGTCAAGAACAACACTGGCAAAAACTCAAATTATTAACTTAATGAAGTCAGGTGCAATACCTACGAAAGATAAAAAGAGTTGTTTGTTAAAATATTTGAAGTCATTGTACAAACCATTAGAGTATAAAGAATTGTCTAAGTTGCCAACATATAACAAGCTTATTATTGACTATGATATTGATATTGAAAAATATCGTATCGGTAACGGCAAGTATGACTATGACAAAGATTTGTTACTCACTCTTGCAAATCAGAAAAAGAAAGAAAAGTTTGATTTACAGCAAGAAGATAGGTTGAAACAATTTCTTTCAACCAATAACAAATATCTTGAAAACGCTGATTTTTGGGAGTTTGAAGCATTACAGATATTTATACACAATAATCCATTTGAAGAAGCACTCCCCTATCTAACAACAGCATTTGAAGCCGTTGAGAATGATAATGATTGCGTTATTGTAGGTGTTATTTCCAGAGTACAAAAGAAAAAGGACAGAAATAAAAAACCATTTGCTTTTGTGAACATTTACTCTACTTTAGGTATTATAGAGGGTGTTCTTTGGAATAGTCAACTTGTACAGTATGAAGATTTGGTTAAGAAAGGCTCTCAGGTTGCTATTAAATGCAGGAAAACAGACGAAGATAAAGTTACAATACAGGCTATGCGACCATATGTTGAATGGCTTTCAGAAAGGAAGAAAAGACATGACAGAAAAAACATTTAAGTTTAAAATCGTTCCTCAACAGGAGCGATTTTATAACGAAAATAGTAATTGGGGAGTGTACACATTCACAACAACTTCTGATGACATTCCATATTTTTATGATTGTTATGACGATCCCTTTGGTGACAATCCAAGGCAGTTAAAAGGTAGCACATTGGCAGGTAAAATGCAACGCTTAACAATCGGTGTCGAATACAATGCCGAAGTTACCTGTTCTTTTAATAGCAAATATAATTCGTATCAATATACGCCAATTTCTATTACTGCAAATGTGCCTAAGACAGAAGAACAACAAATAGCATATTTGAAGACTCAGGTCACAGAACTGCAAGCAAAAAACATTTTAGTTGTCTACCCAAATGTAATTGATGATGTTATTCATAATAGAGAAATTGATTTTACAAAAATCAAGGGTATAGGCGAAAAGAGTTGGAATAGGATAAAGGATAATATATTGAATAACTATGTTATTTCAGATATTCTTATTATGCTTCAGCCGTTGGGTGTAACGTATGCCATGATAGCTAAATTGATCTCCAATGAACCTAATCCTCAATTATTGAAGGAAAAGTTACTTGACAACCCTTATATTATGACAGAAATTCGTGGCTTGGGCTTTAAGAGAGTCGACGATTTGGCGTTGAAGTTAAATCCAGATATCAGGATATCAACCAAAAGAGTTGTGGCATTTGTTAAGTATTATCTTGAGAGTGTTGGGAACAATGACGGTCATTCATATGTGCTAGAGTCTGTATTAGACAGTGCAATAAGAGATAACATAAACGATTGTTATGAAATGTACGAGAGCTTTAAATCCACACAAAAGCAACATGAGATATTTCTACATTTTGAAGAAAACAAGGTAGGACTATTACGCCAATATAAAACTGAAATATCTATTTTGGATATTCTAAAAAATCTCAATGAACAAGAAACAGACTATAAAATTAACATCGAAAATGGTATCTCGGAAGCAGAAAGAGAACAAGGCTTTTGCTATACAGACGAACAAAAACAAGAGATATATAAGGCTTGCAACAGCCCTGTAGTGCTTATAACAGGTAGAGCAGGAACAGGTAAAAGCTCGATTTTAAGAGGACTCACAAAGATATATAAAAGCTATTCTATATCAGCTTGTGCTTTGTCTGCCAAAGCTGCAATTAGGATAACCGAGGCAACAGGTTTATTCGCAAGTACAATTCATAGGTTGCTTGGTTTTAACAAGACAGGTTTTGTTTATAACTCTAACAACAGATTGTCTAGTGATATTATCGTACTTGATGAAGCTTCAATGGTTAATTCATCATTATTTTATAGCTTGGTTTCTGCTATAAAAGAGGGTGCAAAAGTAATTATTGTAGGTGATGACGGTCAGTTACCACCAATAGGCTGTGGCAATATCTTTCATGATTTGCTTAATTGTAATGCGTTTACTTATTGTAAACTGACTAAGATTTTAAGACAGGCTCAAAAGTCAGGTATTATTTCGGACTCAGTTAAAATTAGAAATGGAGAAAACCCATTGCCTGAACCAAAACTAAAAGTTGTTACTGGTGAACTACAAGACATGACCTATATGTTTAGAGAGAGCCGTGAGGGTATGCGTGAATTGGCTATTAAATTGTATACCATGGCAGCTAAGAAAGACGGCTATGATGCAACGATTATTTTGACACCTTGTAAAAAGGACAGGATAAATAGCTCTTTTGAAATTAACTCTATTTTACAAGATATGATAATCCCACCCGATACTGCACCTGAAATCAGGTATGGCAACAAGATATTTCGTGTTGGGTCGAAAGTTATTCAAAGAACGAATGGCTATGATAGAAATGTGTTCAATGGTGAAATGGGTTATATTACAAAAATTGAACAGACAATTAAAGACGGCAAGAAGCAGAATGTTGTTACAATTAAATTTGCCGACAAGGAAATTGATTTCCTACAAAATGATTTAAGTAGTATTGAGTTGGCTTACTGTCTGACTTGCCATTTAACGCAAGGTAGCGGTTTTAAGAATGTTATCGTACTGATCGACAATACCCATTATAAACTGCTTGACCGCTGTATGCTGTATACTGCGATTACCAGAGCCAAAACTAAATGTGCATTGATTGCCGAGCCTAGTGCCTTTCAGAGGTGCTTGAAAATGCAGGCTTCGCAAAGAAACACTTGGTTGAGTTTGTTGTACAATAATATATAGTTTTTATGGTATAGATTTGTACATTTTGTATACTTGACATATCTCAAAAGTAGTAGTATACTATAAATATAATCTCAAAAGTAGCATACTAAAATTAATATGCTGAAAGGTGGTTAAAGAGTGCTAAAGACAATTAAAAAATGGTTTCATAAAATAAAAGACTTTGTAAAGTATAAAAGATAGGAGGAAATACTATGAAAGAAATGGTCTATAAAAATTATATGGAGAAAGGATAACATATGAACTTAATAGATGTATATTTGACAGGTGGTAAATCTATATTTGGTGGAGAAGAAAGTCCATTGGAAGCTCATGAAATTTATTGTGATAACTGTGATAACTGTTCTTTATATAAGAATAAGCAATGTTTAAATCATTGCCCGCCTTTTGCTTCTCCATGTTGTAAATTGGGAAGTATTATTAATACTAAGGGCTATACCAGTAGAGCTAAGAAATATGATACTTTTAAAAGTAAATACATTTCTAATGATAAATATAGTTGTCTAACCTATCCGAACACTAATAATTTAGCCATTATAGGTGATACAGTTTTTATTTATTTAACATATGCTAAAATAGCATTAAATAAAGAAACAAATAATTACTATACAATTAGGTCTAATCGTGTTTCCGAGAGTAGTTATGTGCCAATTAACAGCTTTAATATAGACCTTATTTATAATATTGCTACATTTAAACCTAAAGCACTACTAGGTGGAGTTATTACAGATTATAATGATAAAATAATTCCTGATTTTCTACTGTCTTTAAAAAAGTTAATACCTGCTATCTATAATGAATTTATTACTGAATATCCTGAATGGAATTTAGTTCCTAATTATATAGGAAAAGTAGCTTATGTTAATTCACTAAAATCAAGTACTAAATTTATTGAACATAATATAGAATGGCTTTACGATGGAGAATATGTAATAGCGGAGAATATGGATTTAGGATTGTCATCTCCTTGGTGGCAACATAATAATGATTCGGAAAACATTGTTAAAATAAAAGTAAACGATAAAATGACTATAACTATAAATGATAATTCCATTGTAGATGAAAATACTAAATTTAAATAATAATTATGTTTAAATAGATGGATTATGGCATTTTCAATATGGTATATGGTGTTACTGTTACGACTTTTTTAGGACAATAATTGTACTAAAGAGATACTTGAAGAAGTTAAGGACGTTATAGAACAACTTATAAATAACTTATAAAAAGTTGATTTTATATACGTTCCGTATGGGAAAGAAGAACATTAATAATAAAATGTAGAAAGGGAGTACATTAAATGGTTAATCAAGAATTTAAAAAAGGTGACAGAGTAAAAATTACAGATTTTACAGGAACGATTGTTGGCACTAAGCTTGAAGATAATTCTATTAAATATCATGTAAAAATTGACCAGGGTCGAATTTATACTTGGGTATTTCAAAATGCACTTGAACACGTGGACTCAGATGCTGATAATTTTAAGCAGACAATCACTATTGAGACCGAAAGAAAGACTGGTGAAACTGTCATAAGAATATCAAATCCAAGACCTACAGTCGATGAGCCTACGGTAAAAGGCACAATCATTGGCGATATAACGAATAAATCAAACGAGCCAAAAATAACAGATGAGCAGAGAACTGTTTTAGAAGGACTTTATTTGCTCGGTTATAGGTACTTGGCTTGTGATTGTATTAATAATGCTTTGATGGCTTATAACACACGCCCTTACAAATTAGAAGTAATGTGGTGCAGTGAAATGTATAAAATTAGGGTTAATAGCATTACAAAGATGTTAGATAATCTCTGTTCTTGGAAAGATGAAAAGCCGACCTCTATTGAATGGCTACTTGGTAAGAAAGCTGAAAACGAGTAATATAAAAGTTTTCTTTTATTGAGAGGAGTAATTAAATGATATATAATCTACGTTGTTCTTCGGAACACCTTCCCAGCAAACCCGACAAGATACTTAATGAATATCCTAGCATCAGTAAATATAATCCTATTATTGATTATCCGTATCCGAATAATATAGTAAGAATAAGAGTTGAAGTAAATGACCTTGTATCATTCATTAATGACATTTTTGCTGATGTCGGAACTAATAAAATCGTCATTGGCAAGGAGGAATTTAGACCTGACGAATATTATCTTGAAATTTATGATACCTTCAGGGAATAAATGCTATTAAAGAGTTATTTGAATATTTTAAGGTCGTTATAGAACAGCTTATATAAAATGATGAAAAGAGGTATATTTTATGTTTAGTGTAGGAAATAGAGTAACAGTAGATACTAATAATTATGCACATCTCAAAAGATATACAAAAGCCATTGGAACTATAACTAAAGCAGGGCATTTTAATTGTTGCGATAGATACTATGTAGAGTTTGATGACCCTGAAAAGTATTTATCCAAGTGGTTTGCTTATTGCGAAATTAAAAGTATTTTTTCTATTTAAGACTACTAGATTGAGGTATAACAATGACAGATAAACAATACAAAAAATATAAAGAGATTGAGGAAGAGATAAGACCTATACAAACATTTGTAAAAGGATTTTGCACTCGTTACAGTTCTTGCCCGGCTTTGATTTTTACAAAGCCAAAGTTTAAATTTAAAAGAAGGCAGACTTGCATTCCAGACGTTTGCGAGATTGAAATTTCCAATGAATTGCAAAATAGGATACTAAAAGTTATCAAACAGTATATTGACGAGAAAGAAAAAGAACAGAAAGAACTATAAAGGAGGAAAACAGCAATGGATAAAACCTGTTCAAATTGCAAACACACAATAGGCTTCGGTCCTCAGCATGACAAGGCAATATATGCTTTTTGTGAAAAGCGAAGTGATGTCACAAAGGGCAAAGTTCTCGTGGTGAACAGAAAGAGCAAATGCAATGCGTGGGAGAAAAGGAGTGATGAAGATAATGCGTGAAATACTTTTTAGAGGAAAACGTGTAGACAATGGCGAATGGACTCAGGGCTATTCCTGCCGCTATGGTTGGATAGGAAAAGAAAAAGACTATATCATTCCCGATTATGCAAGTACATTATATGCAGCCGAAGTTGACCCTGAGACAGTTGGACAGTACACAGGTCTGACAGACAAGAACGGCAACAAGATTTTTGAGGGTGATATAGTTTGGGATAATTGTGAGGAAGAACGAGGCGTTGTACAGTGGTATAATGATATGGCAAAATTTATCATAACCTATTCTACATTCACAGTTGATTTTGACAACGTTTATGGCGAAGAACTACAAATTGTCGGAAACGTTTATGACAATGCCGAACTAATAAAGGAGAAACAATAATGAATATAAATTTATTGCAAGAAACAGTAGAAACACTTGAACAGAATGGTAAATCACTTGCCGATGTAGAATGGGTAGGAATTAAGAACAACAGTTATTACACTTGGGAGGAGTTTGAGGAACAAGCTAAATGCGTTGAGTATGATGCAGATTATAGCTTTGAAGAGATTGATAGACGTTTAGTTGTTGTTGGTAAAGATTTCTGGCTTGAACGTTATGAATATGACGGTTCGGAATGGTGGGAATTTAAGACATTGCCGACAAAACCAATTTTAAAAGTTGATAAACTACCAATCCTTAACGAATGGTAAAAAAATACATTTTCTAAAACAACGTAAATACACACTTTTAGACACTTAAAATTTGAATAAAAGAGAAATTTTATTTAGGAGATGATACTGATAAAGTCAGAATACATAAAATCGCCACTCAATTATGTGGGTGGCAAATACAAGCTTCTACCGAAGATTTAGAGGTCTTGATTACAAACTATTGAGGAGGACAACATTTAATGAAAACACTTACGGGGACAAGCCTAGCTGGAATGTCTCCTACAAGAGAAAGAGTGACTAATGATTTTTACGCAACACCATTCAATGCAACAGAAGCCATTTTAAAAAAAGAGAAATTATTTGGTAGTATACTCGAACCTGCTGCCGGACAAGGGCATATATCAAAAGTCCTCAAAGAATTTTATCCATATTCAGAAATTGTATCTACTGATTTGGTTGGTAGAGATAGTCCTTTTGGAATTGATATTACTCCGAACATTGATTTTCTTACATATAATTACAAACGTAAATTTGATAATATTATTACCAATCCACCATTCAAATTTGCAAAGGAATTTATTCTTCGATCATTGGATTTAGCAAATGAAAAAGTTATTATGTTTGCAAAAATCCAACTTCTTGAAGGGCAAGATAGATTGAAAATGTGGGAAAACACTCCTATAAAAACAATTTATGTGTTTTCTAAAAGGGTAAACCCAATGCGTAATGGTAGTGAGGTAGATGAAAAGGGGAAGCCTTGGGCAAGCACTATGTGTTTTGCATGGTTTGTATGGGAGCATAATTATGAAGGCTTGCCAACAATAGAGTGGATTTAATTTTATTTGTATGGGCATATTCACAATGGTAGAGATACAAGACCTTTTAATGAGTATGCCAAACAAATGAGAGAGCGTAGTTTCCCTTATAGGTGTGCAAATGTAGGTTGTATGTTGCATGACTACACACCTGTAACACTTGATGACTTAGGGCTGAGGTGACATAAATGATTTCAAAGAAAATTCTTAACGCTCTTACGAAAGAGCAACTAATATTCCTAATAAATCAATATCAGCATATGGAATTTGTTATCTCGGAAATCTGTGTTAATGAGAGCAAGCAGCATATTCCGTCTGAACAGGCGATAGAAAAGATAAGAAAAGAACTTCGCAACTGTAATCTCCCCTTTTGTACTTTTACAGAAGAATTTATATCACTTTTAGATTATAAAATGGGCAAAATTACATTGGACGAATACAAAGAAAAAATTGGGATTGGCTGAAAGGAGACAGAATGAAACTTCTGGAAAGTATAAAACTTGCAATGCAAGTTTTCCCAAATAGCTTTATTAATCGAAATAACGAGGTTATTCTTATTCCAAAATTCAATGTCTATATTCAGCTTGACGATGTGAAAACAAATGAAGATTTCAAGGTAAAACTTTGTGAGTGGCTAAGTCGAGATTGCTCTTGTGCGTTAAGATATTCACAAGACAAAAGGCTTATAAGATATTGGCAAGACAATACTAATGCTTTTAATAAAATTTGTGGAACTAATTTTACAATGGAGCAAATGAGTTATATCTATACATATTTGGGTAATGGCATAAAACATGATCTTACAAAACAATTCGTAAGAAACGGATTTGACCTTTTTGTTATAGAAAAATATGCTCAAAAGGGCAATAAAGAGGTTTATTGATGAAAGAAATTAAAGTAGCGAAGTATTCTAAACAATGGTGCAAAACACGAATGACAATATATTTTATTATTTGTATTATTTCTTTTTGCACTTTTGCTTTGGCAATGCCAATTATGGGATATTGTTATGACGAATACGGCTTACATCATGTCAAAACTATAGTAAGTATAATAATGGTTTTAATCACTTTTGTGGTATCGATGTATTGCTATTCAAAGTGTTTACAATTTGAGTGTTATGAACAATACATATACAACCGCATAAAGAAGATTAAGCGTAAACAAGATAGAAAATATAGAAAGTGGTTGATATAAAAGTTGGGAGATAAACAAAATGGATTGTACTATTCAAAATATAAAATGTGAAATCTGCGGTCGAGTGTTCCACAAAGTCTGCCATGCAGAGCCTTTTGACAAAGTGTGTGATAGTAGCGAATGTTTCCATAAAAAGTTCTGGCTTGAAATTATAAAAGAAAAGGACGAACACGTTATTATTAATGGCATTTGTTATTACTTAGACAAAGCTCACCCAATGAGTGATAGTCCTTTTAGGGGATATGGTGGCAGAGGAATTAAAATTAAATTACATACAGGTGAAATTATCGTAACAAATAATTTATGGCACAATGGTGAAGTACCTAAAGAATTTCGAGATAGACTACCTGATAATGCAGAGTTTATATAATTGTAATAGGAGTTAATTAACGGAAAATGGAGGTAACAAATGTTTGTAACCAAATTGGGTGAAAATTTTATTGAGGGCATAACACTATTTAAAGGGAAATGTAAAGCTTGCAATTCTGAGTTTTATTTTGAAGAAAAAGAAGCCAAAGAATTGTATGAAAAAGGTGAAATCGGTCACTCAGAAGAAGAAATGCTTCGAGTTTCAATGGGTGAGCCTTATTACAGATATGAGTTTGGAAAATACCCTCCTTATAAAGTGCCAATTCTTATAACACGTTGTCCTTGCTGTGACGAACTTGTTAAACTAGACCAAGTAACGTGTACACACGAAACATATGCTGAATTGAAAAATAAGCATAGAATTACATTAGAACATCTTGCGGAATATAACGGAATATATCCTTTGAATTTTAAGTGTCCTAATAGTAGGTTGTCTATTGATATGAAAAATAGGATTGAAAAGTCAAAAGCATTAGTAAAAGCATTAGCTGGATCGTGAAAAAGTTGAAAGCAACTAAAATATAAAACCAACATTTTATTAAGAAAATAAGAGATAAAACAAAACGGAACGCTCAGATTAGCTACCTGAGTGAATATGATAATTGCAATTATCTTCCAATAAAAAACAAATTGGAGGATTTACAAATAGTGAAAACGGAAAAAATAACAGTAAACGAATTATTTAGTGGTATAGGCGCACAAATTTCAGCACTAGAAAGGCTTGGAATACCTTGTGAAATTAAACATACATCTGACATAGATCATAATGCAGTTTTAGCATATGCGTCTATTCATTGTGGACTTACAGAAGAACTAATAAATACATACGCTGAATATCCTACAAGAGAAGAAATGGCTAGGCAGCTTACAGAAATTAATCTTGGATATGATTTTCAGAAAAACAAGCCTTATAATTGGTGCAGATTTGTAAATAGTAAGTCAAAAGAACTTGAAAAATATTGGCTTGCTAATAAGCTTTCGAGGAATTTGGGTGACATTAGTAAACTCGAACATCTTGACTATGCTGATTTTTGGACATATTCATTTCCTTGCCAGAGCGTATCTGTCAGTGGCAAGCAAGAAGGTATTATAAAAGGTAAAACACGTTCGGGATTACTCTATGAGGTACAAAGACTACTTGAAAAAGCTGACAAAATGTTGGCTTTACCAAAATATCTAATGCTTGAAAATGTCAAAAATCTTGTGGGTAAAAAGTTTAAACCACAGTTTGATGAATGGGTGGCTTGGCTTGATGAACTTGGCTACAATACATATTGGAGAGTTTTAAATGCTAAAGATTATGGTGTTCCTCAAAATAGAGAAAGAGTGTTCGCAATAAGTATTCGCAAAGATATTGATGATGGCAAATTTGAATTTCCGCAACCTTTTGATAACGGAGTCAGACTTAAAGATGTACTTGAAGATAATGTAGATGAAAAGTATTATTTGACAGATACAATGATACGAGGTTTTATTAAACATAATGAAAACCATACTGCAAAAGGAACAGGGTTTATATGGAAACCAAGAGATGTTAATGGAACAGCAAGTACCCTAAGAGCCAATGGTGCTTTAGCTCCAACTGATAATACTATTCTTGAAACTAATCGTTGTATTCAAGTTGGCAACTTAAATTATTATAATTATGATAAAATGAATAGAGTTTATTCAAAAGGAGGCTGCTCTCCTGCATTGGAAATTATGCAGGGTGGCAATACTGAACCTAAAATAGCAGAGCCAATAGCTTATGTGAAAGAAGCGACTAAGAAAGGCTATGCAAAAATTTATGAAGGTGACAGTGTAAATCTGGAGCAACCTAATTATAAGACAAGAAGAGGTAGGGTCGGAAAGGGTTGCGTACAAACGTTGACTACAAGTTGTAACCAAGCTGTAATTGAACCCGAAGCTAAAAGCTTCAGAGTTCGTAAATTAACTCCTAGAGAATATTATAGGCTTATGGGATTTACTGACGAACAATTCGATAGATCACAAACTTTTAGTTCTGACAGCCAACTTTATAAACAGGCAGGCAACTCTATTGTAGTTGATGTACTTTATTACATATTTGGAAAGCTGTTTGAGGTTGATACTGAAAATTTTATATAACCACCAACACAATAGGTTGCAATGATAAGCCGTTGTTAGTTGGTGGAGTAGGTGAAATTAATTTTGGAAAACAGTATAGACAAGGAAACAGGATATATTCGGCAGAACATATAGCTATGTGCTTAACAGCACAACCAGTTGGCAATGCTGGTGGGTGTAGTTATCTGTATGTAGTTGCCGAAACTAGAAAGGAAACAGAATGTTAAACAATGCTTGGAATACTCTCTTGAAATGTATATGGGTGGCTTGCTTTGACACCCATAATTTTCAGGAAGGGAAAGTATACGAAGTAAAAAATGGCAGACTAATAGACGGTCATGGCAGAAAAAGTTGTAATACATATGACAATGTTTACGATATTAATGACAGCTTTTACGCTAGATTCAAAGAAGTAAAGGAGTGAATAAAAAACATGGCAAGTGAGATACGAAATGATTGTGTGGGTTGTACTGCTCTTGGACTTCCCTGCCGTCATTGTTACATGGGTCGAGATTATCGTGTTTTAATATGTGATAAGTGTGGAACTGAGGTTGATATGCTTTATATTATTGACAATGACTCGGAAGAACTTTGCCAAGAATGTGCCAGAGAAAAGGCTATTGAATATTTGTCAAATCATAATATGGACGTTGACGATTTGTGTGAATACAATGACATTCCTTGTGAAAAAATGAACGGAGAAGATTATTATAACAAATATTGCTATTGTGACGATGAGGAATAAATACATATGAACAAAAAGAAAGACGAGACAACAAAACAAATAATGCAACTTATAGTTGCTGTTTGCGTGATAGTTATTGGTTTTGGAGTTGTAAAAGTTATTGGCATTAACGAAGATTATAAGCATAATTTTGAAAGAAACAAAGCCAAAAATTCAACAGTTAATACAATTACTACTACCACAAGCACTATAACTAAAAATACAAAACCTAGATCGGTAGAAAATAAAAAAAATACAGTAAAAACAAATACTAAATCTACTACAACCACCAAAGAAACAAGAACTACAAAACCGTATAGCCATAAAGTAACTGAAACTACAACGATAGTTACTAAGTCTGAAGCAGAGCCAGAAATAGAACTAATTTCTTACGATATTCCAACAGGTGATACTTCATTTCACGGCTATATGGATTATGCCTGTATTACGGACATCAATTCTCTGCAATATCAGTTGCAACTGAATTGTTGGACGGATAGCCAAGGAATACGCAGACAAGGTGATGATGTTTGTATTGCTTTAGGAAGTTATTACGGTACAGAAATAGGTACACGCTATCTAATTACAACCGACATGGGTAATTCGTTCACCGCTGTTTTAGCCGATTGTAAAGCTGATATTCATACTGACTATAATAATCAGTACCGAGATACAGGCAATGGTTTTAAGAACGTGGTTGAATTTATAGTTGATACATATGCACTTGACCCTGATGTTATGAGCAGTGGCAACATTGGTACTTATAGCAATTATTCTGGTAACATTGTATCAATTCAGAAAATTAGTTAGAAAAGAGGTGAATTTAAAAATTGGCATACGACAAGAAAGCAGGAAAAAGAAAGCGTTTAGCTAGAGAGGAGGAAAATAGACAGCTAAAACGCTACAAGTCAGAGTGTAGAGAACTAGATACATATTTTATGAGTGAGGACGAACTCATTCAAGCCAAAGAAAGACAGAGGATAACGAAAGCTAGAAATAAAGCAATCGTACAAAGAGCTTATATGATTGCTATGGCAACAAATTAAACAAGTGAGAAAGGACAGATAGAAATGGCAACGGAGTATACAGCATATAAAATTAGATTTACTACAGTAAAAGAAGTACAGCAGTTTATTAGACTTGCGAACATGATTGACTATAATATAGACCTGAAGCAGAGTCATTATTGCGTAAATGCAAGTAGTATAGTGGGTATATTTGCACTTGACCTAGAAAATGAGGTAATAATGTTTGTGCCAACAGAACACGAAAAAAACGCAGAAAAAATGTTCGCAGAATTTATTATAAAGTAGAGGAAAGACGATGAAAGTAACAATACTTGAATATCCAACTAATGAAGATTGGATTGCAGTAAAACAAAGAGCATTGGTGACAGTAGGGCTAAAGGCTAAAACGCCACCGACAGACGAGTGGAAATATAAAATATTAAAAGCAAGACATTCACCAATACGCAGATTAAGATTTTCGGTACTGTTTGAAGATATCCCTAATTGGGTAGCGGTGCATCTTGTGAGACACATTCACGCACAACCTTACGTTAAATCTCAGAGAAACGATAGACAATCTGATTATGATAGGACTAAAGCCCCACAGGACGCTCCTGTAAACATGATATGGGATTTCAATGGCGAAGAACTAATGAACATTGCCAATAAGAGATTGTGTAATCAGGCTGCTAAAGAAACAAGAGAAGCTATAAAAGAAATGTGCGATAAAATTATTGAACTTGATGATATTTGGAAAGATTTTTTAGTTCCTATGTGTAAGTATGTTGGAGAGTGTAAAGAAATGTTCCCATGTTATTTAAAGGAGAATAAAAATGACTAAACCACTATTTTGTATTCTTGGAGCTTCGGCAAGTGGTAAATCAACACTTGTAAAAATGCTTGAAAATGAATTTAAGATGAAACAAATACCCTCTTATACAACACGTTCTCCTAGGTTTAAAGGAGAAGAAGGACACACATTTGTTTCAGAAAAAGAATTTAAGGCACTTAATGACATTGTGGCTTATAACTACTATCTTGGTAATCATTATGGAGTAACGGCAAGTCAGATTGACGATGATACATATAATCTTTACGTTGTAGACCAAACAGGGCTTAATGAACTCCGTAAAAAGTACAGGGGTAATAGAAAGATTTATTCTATCTTTATAGATTGCCTACCGATTACTCGGCATGATCGCCTGTTTAGACGTTATTATAAAATGTATAAGAATATTGATAAAGCATTTAAAGAAGCTAGAAAACGTTTTGAGCAAGACGAGATAGAATTTAAAAACTGCAAATCATCTGTTGATTACGTTATTAATAATGATGAAAACATAAACACAGCTTATGAAAATTTAAAAAATTATGTGAAAAGAATTATAGCCAAGCAGGAGGGAGATAATGATACCGAAACTGAACATAATTAACAGAGAACATTATAATAGCATTGTTTACTTATCTCACCCATATGGTGGTAAGCAAGAAAATTTAAGTAAAATAAATGAGTGCCAAAGGTTGTTGACTATAATACACCCTGAGAATTTGTATCTCAATCCTAGTGCAATGTTTGGCAACCTTTACGATTGTACCACTTATGAGCAAGGGTTGAACATGACCCTGTTGTTACTTGAAGAACTTGCAGATGAAATGATTATTTGTTCAAAGGATTGGCAATCCTCTAAAGGCTGTCGCACGGAGGTTTTGTATTGTGACAACAGACATATACCGTATAAAATTTGTACTTTGGAGCAAATTAGAGATGAATACGAAAAATACAGAAAGGAACATGATAAGAATGGCTAATTTTATTATTGGTGCTTTGGTTGGGCTTGTACTTGGTTTTCTAATAGCCTATAGAACAGTAACCGAAATGCTTGATGAATTAAACGAGAATGATAAAGAGGAAAATGCCAATGGAACTGAAAGCAAATCTGATAAGACCTAGACCGTGGCGTATTGGTGTGGATTGTGATAATGTCATTAATAATTTAGTAGAGAGCATTATTGATGTTTATAATAAGGACTATAATGACAATTTGTCCGTTGCCAATATAACTACCTATAATATGAGACAGTTCTTTAAAAATGTATCTCAAGACAAGTTTTATGACTATTTCACGGATAAGAGGGTATGGGACAACATAAAAGTGCTTGAAAATTGTGTTGCCACATTGAAGAAATACCATGATTTAGGTTGTGAAATTTACATAGTAACAGCTACAGCCCCACAGAATATTTCTAGTAAGGCAGCTTGGTTACAAGAACAACTTCCATTTTTAAATATGTATGATAGCCTCATAGCCATAAAGAACAAGCAAATGCTTAGTGGAGATATTGATATTCTAATTGATGATTGCGTAGACAATTTAGTTGGTGGCTATTATCATAAAATTTTATTTGATTATCCATGGAATAGACTTGGGTTTGAGTCATATGAAAACAACGCTCATATGCTACACCAAAGATACCGTTGTAGGAATTGGAACGATATTGATAAGGCAATTAACATGATTATGAAAACTGATATGGGTACAGAAATAGAATTAGACTTAAAGCCAGAAAACATAGAGCGTATAGAAAGCGAACAAAAAATAGATTTTGTTTTAAGTGACAACAAGGAGTGATAAAATGTGCAAAATAGTAATTAAAAGAGATGGAACTAAAGTTAAGTTTGAAAGAGCAAAGATCGGTAAGGCAATTTTGAAAGCGTATAATGAAGTTTATCCTGATACATTGGATATAAATGCTGAACTTGCAAGCGACATATGTTGTGATGTGTGCAGAAAGCTTGAAGCCATGGCAGAAATTTCAGTAGAAGATATTCAGGACATAGTTGAAACAACGCTTATGGATTATGACAGAAATGTAGCAAAAGCCTATATTACATATAGATATAAACGTAGCCTTGTAAGACAAAGCAATACAACCGATAAAAGTATTCTTGAATTAATTGATGGTGTAAATGATTATTGGAATAACGAAAATTCAAATAAAAATGCAACACTCGCCACAACACAAAGAGATTACCTTGCAGGAATTACAAGTACGGATATTTCACAAAGATTTCTATTGCCATCAGATGTAGTTGAAGCACATAAGCAAGGCATTGTCCATTTCCATGATATGGACTATTTCGCAGAACATATAAGTAATTGTTGTCTTGTAAATCTTGAAGATATGTTGCAGAATGGTACAATGATTAATAAAGTCAAGATTGAAAAGCCACATAGACTTATTACGGCAACTATGATTGCAACGCAAATTATTACTGCTGTAGCAAGTTCTCAATATGGTGGTACAAGTATTACACTTACACATTTAGCCCCTTTCGTTAGAGATAGCTATATTTATCATCTAAATAAATATAAAGATCGTGGACTAGACTATGATAAATCTGTAGAATTTGCAAGACTTGATACAAAAAAAGAAATTGAAGATAGTGTTCAAACTTTTAATTATCAAATTAACAGTATGTCAACCACTAATGGGCAAACACCATTTTTAACTGTATTCATGTACCTTGGTGAAACAAATGAATACAAAGAAGAATTGGCAGCTTTAATTAAGGAATTTATTAAGCAACGTATTCTTGGCTTGAAAAATGAAAATGGTGTTTATGTTACACCTGCTTTTCCTAAACTTATTTACGTTCTTGAAGAGGACAATATAAGAAAAGGCTCAAAATATTGGGACATTACTATTGAAGCCGCAAAGTGTACTGCTAAAAGATTAGTGCCAGATTACATAAGTGAAAAGAAAATGAAGGAACTAAAAGAGGGTAATTGCTTCCCATCAATGGGGTGCAGAAGCTTTTTAGCTCCATACAAAGATGAAAATGATAATTACAAATTCTATGGTAGATTTAATCAGGGCGTTGTTACGATAAACCTTGTTGATGTTGCCCTATCATCAAATAGAGATGTAAATAAATTTTGGCAGCTATTTGAAGAAAGAACAGAATTGTGTCACAAGGCTTTACGTTGCAGGCATGAAAGACTCAAAGGAACTTTATCAGATGTTGCACCAATTCTGTGGCAAGATGGTGCGTTTACTAGACTAAAGAAAGGCGAAAAAATAGATAAATATCTTTATGGTGGTTATTCATCTATTTCACTTGGTTATGCAGGTCTTTATGAATGTGTAAAATACATGACAGGTCATAGTCATACAGACAACAGTGTGGGTGAAAAATTTGGTCTCGAAGTAATGGAAAGACTTAATAAAAAATGCGAACAATGGAAAAGTGCAGAAAATATTGGCTATTCATTATATGGCAGCCCAATAGAATCCACAACATACAAATTTGCAAAATGTCTTAAAAAACGTTTTGGTATTATTGAGGGTATTACAGATAGAGATTATATAACAAATTCTTATCACGTTCCTGTTTTTGAAAAAATCAACCCATTTAAGAAATTGGCTATTGAAAGTAAATTTCAATCACTAAGTCTAGGCGGTGCGATCAGTTATGTAGAATGTGCTGATTTGCAAAATAATATTCCTGCTATTCTTGAAGTAATTAAGTTTATTTATGACAACATTATATATGCCGAACTTAATACAAAAAGCGATTATTGTCAAGTATGCGGATATGACGGAGAAATCAAAATCATTGATAACAATAATAAGCTGATTTGGGAGTGTCCTAATTGTGGCAATAGAGATACAAATAAAATGAATGTTGCTAGGCGTACTTGTGGATTGACTTAACAATATAGTCCACGTTAAATAGGTTAAACTGCGGAGAACTCCCCATAATCCTAATTCACCACAACGGAATTGGAAACGATAAACGTGACGGTGGTGCGAATTTAAAATTCAATAGTCCGACAGGATAGAAACCATAAAAAGTAATTAGGGTAGGGACAATCGAGTGTGCAAGTCACTCAAACGCATCGAAGCTCCTTAACACATAATGGTGAAGGAGAACGTTCAACGACTATAATACCTATTGATAATATTAAATTGTTTATAATAAAACGAATAATAATATTGTTAAATTGTATAGTCTACTCCCCTCATAAATATCGGGAAACCGAGGGTAAAAAAGGATATTGGTAGCAATTTTTGGAATCAAGGCAGAACTCAAGAAATTAAACAGAGGTATGTTCACCTTGATAACCATAATATAGGAGAATAAACAATGAGATATGCTAGTATAAGACAAATGGATATTAGCAATGGAGAAGGCATTGGGGTCGCTTTGTTTGTACAAGGCTGTCATTTTCACTGTTTTAATTGCTTTAATCCTAGCACTTGGGACTTTAATGGTGGCAAAGAGTTTGACTTATATGAATACGATACTCTCATAAAAGCCGTTAAACAACCTTTCATACAGCGTGTATCATTTCTTGGTGGAGAACCACTTTGCCCTGAAAATCGTGCATATGTAACAAACATATCTAATATGATAACAGCACTTTGTCCTACAAAAACACAATGGTTGTACACAGGATATAAGTGGGAAGAAATTAAAGACTTGCCTATTATGAAATATCTTGATGTAGTCATTGACGGTCAATACGAAGATGACAAACGTGACATAACATTAAAATGGCGAGGGTCAAGCAATCAGAGGGTCATTGATGTGCAAGAAAGCCTAAAGCAAAACAAAGTAGTATTGTGGTGCGATTAACCACACAAAACAAAAATAAAAGGGTTTACATATAAGCAAACCCTTTGACATCAAATAAGTCATTAGCCACCATAGAAATTATAATGTGTTCAATATTATGTTTCTGAATGGTGGCGACTAATGACTCTATTAATTATAACATAAAGCAAAAGAAAAGTAAAGGAGATAAAAATGATAACAACAGTAAAATTTGCAAAGACGAAGCCAAATGCGGTCATTCCAACTAAAAGACTAGAAGATGCAGGCTATGACGTTTATCCTTGTTTTGACGAAGATTACATAATAATAAAACCACATACTACGGTTATAATACCGACAGGCATAGCTTCAGCTTGTGATACAGATTACTGTTTCGTATTGCACGAGAGAAGTTCAACAGGCACTAAGGGCATGGCACAGAGGTGTGGAATAATTGACAGTGGTTATCGTGGTGAGTGGGGTGTTCCAATTACTAATACAAATGACGTACCGATAGTTATTTGCAAGAAAGAGTTTGTTGCTACCTTTAGCGATTTTGCTAGTGTTTTGTTGCTCCCATATGGAGAAGCTAATTACATTTTATATCCATATGAAAAAGCCATTTGTCAGGCTCTTATACTTCCTGTTCCAGAAGTTGAGATAGAAGAATATACATACGAGGAACTTAAAGCCATTTCGTCAGAAAGGGGTACAGGTCGCCTTGGTAGTAGTGGGAAGTAATATTTAAGGTAGGATAATTAATGAATTGCAAATTTAAAGATTACAATTTGTCTAATTTAATGACTATTAAGGAGCTGCAAAATTATCTGCATATCGGTAAAAATAAAGCATACTATCTCGTTAATAATAATGAAGTACCTACAATACGAATAGGCAATAAAACATATGTTGTTGTAGATAGATTGCAACGATACATAGATAGAAATATAATACTTTGATAAATAAAAGGACAGAAAGTTGATTTCTGTCCTTTTCGTCTTATATGTCTATTTCTTTAATGGTTTTAGCCTTTTCTTCTTCAATCAGATGTACATAAGTGTTATAGGTAAAGGCAACACTGGCGTGACCCAATGTTTCACTTATGATCTTAATATCTACTTTTTTACGAATTAAAAGACTAGCATAAGTGTGTCTGAGCGTGTGCAAGCCTTGTGGATTTAAAATATTGGCTCTTTTGCAAATGGAATGATATGTTGTTTCCAAAGAGTCAATCGAGCGTTTACTCGTAGTAATAACAAGATAGTCGTTTGAACGAGGTTTACGAGTTAAATACAAATGTTTTAAATACAATTTTGCAGATTTCGTTAAATATACAAAACGATGTGTTTGTGTTTTTGTATCTTCCTGATTGGCAACCTTGCGTTCATTATTATCGTCATAATAAGTTACAACATTCTTGTGTATATTTAAGTAATTTGATTTCAAATTTACATCTTGCCACTGTAACGCCATAAGCTCTCCTGCACGAAGTCCTGTATACATCAATATAACTAAAGCAATACCGTTTGTGTATTTATATTGATTGCTATTATCTTTTAATGTTGCACAATCAATAAATTTGGCAATTTCTTCGTCAGTGAAAAAGCGAATGGGCTTCCGAGTAAATATCTTTTTTGAAGGTTCAGCCACAAAATCACAAGGATTGTTTGAGATAATGTGTTGATAATAAGCGTATTTTAGACATTGGTTTATTAAAACATATGCCTTATGAATAGTTGAAAAGCTATATCCTTTATAAATTAGTTTGTTTAAAACTTCATTTTGAATAATTTCGGTTGTTAATTCATTCATTCGATATTCACCTATATACGGAATGACATGATTATTAAGTGTTCCAAGTTCCCTAGTATAGCTTGCTCTTTTTAGACGAATTTTTTTTACTGTGAGCATATAATTGTGGAAATACTCACTTACAAGAATATCTCCTGAAGAATTTTTTATTTCGTCCAAAATCATATTATTGGCATGAGTTTTATTATATTTTCGCATTTTGTCTATTACGTCATTTTGATTTGAGCTAACAAAACGTTTTACCTTCACTCTACCATTACCATACTTGCCAATGGTAATTTGTCCTATCCACTTTGCACGATTATTGTCATAATAAACTGAACCTAAATTTTTAATGTGTCTAGTTTTTTTGTTTCCGACATTTGCCATATGATTATCTCCTTTTAGGGTAGTTTGTTATTATAACATAAATAATCTAAATTGTCAAGCAGAGGAATAACAATAAGTAATATTTTATAACATAAAAATGTAAAATACAATCAGCACAAAGCTAAATTGGTAATACACACTCAAAATATTTTTACACACTTTTACACACTTTCGTAATGACAACTGCATGAAAATCTCGTATTTACGCAGTTTTATTAAATATACCAAAGGGACTTAAAATCCCTCGGGGTAAAACCCGTACCGGTTCAAGTCCGGTTAGCGGCACCAGAATAAAAGCTCTTAGGTCGTCTTGCGATCTAAGAGCTTTTCTGCTATAGCAAAAAAATCGACGGCACTCACACTGACCCGCCCCCTGTCAAGTAGACAGCGCAAAAAACAAAAATATTCTATGTTGTG